GACCGTGCAGTTGTCCGACCCGGTGAGGGAGATGCCCGTCCAGCCGGTCGCGTTCTCCAGGCAGCCCGTGACGGTGATCTGCGTGGAGTTCCAGACGCTGACGCCCTGGTCGTAGCAGTGCGTGCCCGTGCAGCCGTCGACGAGGCCGTGGCTGCAGCTGTCCGTGATCAGCGACGCCGGGGACTCGCCGGTGCCGATCTTGACCGGCGACTCCCAGAGGTTCCGGCCGGTCAGCCGGGACAGGACGAACCGCTGGCAGTTGATGATATGGATGCCGCACTGCTGGTCCTCGCCGCTCAGCGTGCGGCCGGCGACGCTGTTGTCATAGCCGGTCTGGTAGCAGGTGACGAACGCCCCGTTGTAGGCGTACGGGCCGAAACCGTCCGTGTACGGGGTCGTCCCGGTGACCGTGTACGTGTTGGCCAGGTTGGCCGTGAAGGTGATCAGGTCGCCGCCGCCGGACCCTCCGCCGGGGGTAATCGACGCGATGACCTTCGGCGTGCCCGCGCCCACCGATGTTCCCTCGGCCAGTAGCTGATCGCTCGTCCCGAGGCCGCCGCTGACGCAGAGGTACTGCCCGGCCTGGTAGTTCGCGCCGGCCCCTGCCGCCACGGTGACGGACGGCTGCCCGGACGCGGCGCTCGCTGTGAGCGGGGTCATCGGGGACACCGTGTCGCGCTTGCCGTCTAGCGTGAGCGTCTCGACACGGAAGTCGGTGCAGTCGGCGACGGTGAAGATGTTTCCCGTCACGTTGTTCGGGAGGGCGCTCCGGTTCGGGGCCTGCGCGATCACCGTGCCGCCGCTGCCCCTGACAGTGAAATTCGACAGGCAGCCGGTGACGGCGTTCCCGGCCGACAGGGTGCCGGACGGCGACCCGGACAGGTACGTGCAGCCGGTGAACGTCGAGCCGCTGGTGCCCGTGTAGGCGACCAGGGCCACGGTGTTACCGCTGCACGCCAGCCACAGTTGCCCCGAGGACGGGAACGCCGACGTGGACGAGGTGACCGTGAGCGTGCCCGTCGCGCCGGCCACCCAGGTAGCCGGCTCCGCGCCGTTGCTTCCGCTGGCGACCGTCGTCGTGTTCGGGGACCGGATGACCAGGCTGTTGGAATCGACCTGGTAAACGCCGTCCTGGAACAGCAGCGTCGCGGGCGCGGAAGCTAGTGCCGTCACCAGGCTGCTGATGGCGGCCGTCACGTTCGGCGTGTCGGTCGCGGTCGCCCCGGTCGGTGCCGGGACGAGAACGGTCACGCCGCCGCCCGCGCCCCACCTGGACGCTTCGCCGGTCCCTGTCGCGACAGGGACGGACCCGTTCGCGGCGGTCCCGGAGGGAAGCGGGAGGGAAGCCGCCTCGGCGTTGGCCTGCGCGGCAGCCTCGGCAGTCTCGGCGCGGGTCGTCTCGGCAGCAACGGCAGTCGCCACGAACGCGTCGGTAGCGATCTTCGCGGAGCTGTCACCGCTGGTCTGCGTCGGCGCGGTCGGTGCTCCGGTCAGCGCCGGGGACGCGAGCGGGGCTTTCAGTGCCTCGGCAGCCTCGGCCCTGGAAGTCTCCGCCGCCACGGCGGAGTCCGTGTAGGCCGTCGTCGCCACGTCGGTGTTATCGGTCAGTGCGGGCTTGGTCGGTGCGGTCGGCGATCCGGTGAACGCGGGTGAGGCGAGCGGGGCGAGCAGTGCTTCCGCCGCTTCGGCTCGGCTTGTCTCAGTGGCCACGGCGGTCGCGACGAACTGGTCTGTGGCGATCCGTGCCGACGTGTCCCCGGTAGTCGCCGTGGGCGCGGTCGGGGAGCCCGTGAGGACGGGTGACGCCAGCGGGGCCTTGAGGGCTTCCGCTGTTTCCGCCCGGCTCGTCTCCGCTGCGACAGCCGCGTCCGTGTACGCCGTGGTAGCGACCTGCGTGCTATCGGTCAGCGGGCTCGCGGTCGGGGCCGTCGGCGAGCCCGTGAAGGCCGGGGATGCCTTGGGCGCCAGGAGCGCCTCAGCCGTCTCCGCGCGGGCCGTCTCGGCAGCGACGACACTCGTAGTGAACGTCTCCGCCGACGACAGCGCGGCCGATGCCTGCGACGCCGCGTACGACTCCGCCGCCGCTTGCGCTGATGCCGCCGACCCTGACGGGTCCGCCCCCACCTCAGCCGCCGTGTAATCACCGGACTCCGCGGCCACCGCGCCGGCCCGGCCGAACACCGACGAGACCGCGCCCGGCGGGACATCCCACGTGCCGTCACCCCGCAAGTACTCCGTCGTGCCGCCCGGCGGGGCCTCGATCACGGTGCCCTGGATCCGCGCCACGACCGGGTCCGTCGTCGTCCCGCCGATGTCACCCGCCGGAGGGAGGATTCCTGCCGCGCCGGGAACCGTGTTCGCCAGGCTCCAGAGATCCACCGTGGACGGCTCATGCGGGAGGAAGAACTCCCACGGGCCGAGCGTCTGACCGGAGATGACAACCTGCACCGACCAGAAGAAAAAACCCGTGTTGCCCTCGTACGACAGGCCGCTGTTGTCCGTCGCCAGGAGGGTGAGCGGCCCGCCGGACGGCCCGAACAGTTCCCCGGCGACGATCTGCGCCTCAACGGGGACACCGGGCTGCAAGACGGGAATCCCGGCGGCGTAGACCGTGGTATTCGGCGTAAACGTGACGGCACCGGACAGCGGGGAACCGCTGCCGTCATCGAACGTGCCGGTGATGGTGACGTAGCTGAGGGCAGGCATCCGGCCACCCCCCACGTCACCGGGCGGTCGCCCAGGGTCAGGCCGCGAGCCTCATGTCCGCCGTGTCACGGTTCGCGGCGGCGGCATCACGGTCCTCGCCGGCGTCGCGGGGACGCTGGATCCACCAGACGAGACCCAGCCAGCCGAACAAGGACGCGAAGCAGGCGGCGATCACGATGGCATGCAGCACAAGGGGGGGCCGATCAGGAGGATTTCAGCAGGTGAGAGGGCCGAATGGCCGTCTCCAGCCTACCGCCCCGGCGCGGCGGGGCGCCTCATGCCGGGCGCGTCCCGGCGAGACGTGACGCAGACGTGATCAGGCGGCGCGGACGGTCTTGCGTGTCCGGCGCGGGTCGAAGTGCCCCTTGGCGATCGCGTTCTCCCGCACCCGCCGCTCGGCGTCGCGCACCGCCTCGGCGCTGTGCATCGGGTAGCCGTGCTCGTCCAGGCCCTGAGCGGCGAGGTAGCCGAGCCGCCGCCACTGGCGGATCGTAGGCGCCCTGACGCCCGCCAGGAGGGCCGATTCGGCGGTGGACAGCAGTCCCGAGGGATGGGCGGCGATCACTGTCACCTGCCCCGGACGCAAGAAATCCCCGGACGCACACGGCTCCGGGGACACTTCTGCTTACCTGAGAGAGATGTTATGGGCTGGACGGCTGATGTTCAAGTCACGCCGCGCGGTGGCCTGCGAGTTTGCACGAGCACGACGGCCAGCAGCAGTTACCGCAGTCACCGCGATCGCAGCGGCGGCAGGTCAGCACCCCCGACCCGCGCGTCCACGCGACATACATGGCGGTCCACGCGTCGTACTCGGTACGGGTCATCACAGCCTTGCAAGACGCGGACAGGCAGGCACAGAAAGGCGGCTCGGGCTTCTCCGGATCCGGCGGCGGCTGCTCCAGCCTCGCCAGCGACGACATCTCCTCGCATGACCGGCACGGGACGCCTTCGAGGATCTCCGGGGGCGCGGGCGTCTCGCCGAGCAGCCGGGAGGCGCTGCGGTGCAGGTCGAGGATGTCCAGGCCGGCGGCGGTCCCCCCGAGGCGCGTCTGCGCGCTCACCCAGCCATCGCCGATGAAGATGATCTCCAGGTCCGCTATCTCCGCTTCGAGCTCGGCGGGCATCGGGGAGCCTGCCCGCCACGTCCACGTCCGGCTCATCCACCCGTCCGCGAGAGCCAGCAGCGGGACGGGGTGGGTGACGAGGACGCCGCAGTCGGCTCCGACCGCTTCAAGGGTGCCGTGCGGGTGCCTGTTGGGTACGAGCCTGAGGCCGGGGACGGCGCGGACTCTCGCGGCCCATCCGCCGAGGATCGCGGCCATGAGCCGCAGCAGGGCGTCGTAGTCGCCGTTGACCAGGACACGGGATCCGGGAGGGACGCGGACGGCGCGGCCCGAGCGGACCGGGTCGCCGATACGGGCCGCGAGCCGCCGGTAGGCATCAGGAAGGGCGCGGGCGTCGGCGAGGATCTTCGCTTCGTCGGCGAGGCAGAACGCGCGCGGGCCGGACGCGGGATGCCAGGTGCCGTCGTCGTCGCGGGTCTGCGACGAGCACCAGTCCCCTCTCGCGCACGGGCGCTGCCCGTCATCTGACGTGACCGGGTACCGGTACTGCCGCCGCGCCGCCATGCGCCCATGATCACGCACGGCACTGACCTGCGCAAAACGCCACGCGGGGGACGCGGCCCCCAGGTCAGGGGGTTGACCGGAGGCCGCGCTTTCTCCGACGTCTAGACGCTACAGGAAGGCGCGGCGGGAACGGGATGCGGCACGCTCATCACGCCAGGCAGGTCAGTCATCTTCCATCAGCCGGTACACAACACGGGACAGGCGCTCCCAGATCTCGCAGAGGTGCTCGTAGCGCGGATCCGTGCCGCTGGTCTTCCCGGCCTCGCGGAACAGCGTGAGCATGTCCTGAACAGGCAGCGTGATCCCGGACTCGGTCTCGCTGCGCACCGTCCAGTCGGCGACGGGGATGATGCCGTGGATCACGGCGAGGGTCGCCGTGCTGGTCACGACGGTGATGGCGGCGACTTTCTCGTCGTCGTCCAGGGCGATGGACGCCAGCCGGAACTTAGCTGCCAAGATCTCCTCCTCGCGATGCCTTCACCGCGCCAGGCGCGCGGCGAGATGGACGTGAACGACAGCGAGGCCCTGGACATCCCGCCACGCCAGCCACCCGAGAGCGACAGCCAGCAGCGGGGTGACGATGACATGCTCGGGCCACGTCCCGGTCGTGAAGGCGAGCGGGCGGGGCAGCAGGCGGAACCGGCGCCTGCTCAGCGGGTAGAAGACCATGCAGCCGGACTCGGTCAGCATGTCCCCGGCGATGTGCGTGCAGCAGCCGAGCGCCACCGCGAGCGGGATCAGATTCAGCCCGTAGCCGTACTTGATCTCGGCCGCCGCGACCGCGATGCCGATCAGGTCGGCCACGTGACCGCGGGCGATCCGCAGTGCCTCGAGCGCGCCCGCGACCGGCAGCGTCATGAGCAGCGCCAGCCCGGCCCTCCCCGCGATATCGGCACGGTAGTGACACGAGACCCAGGCCAGCGCGGTGAAGATCACGACTCCGGGAAACGAGTGCGTCGCGTGCCGGTGGCCGCCGCTGATCTTGCCGCATACCCGCGCCACCGCCTCGGATATGAAACCGAGACTGCGGGCCGCTGACGAACCGCACTTGTCCAGGTCCGGCAGAAGCGCCATGCCCGCGGTGAACCCGGCGAGCGCCGCCGCCTCCGGGGCGCCGTAGCGGAGCCAGATCCCGGCGGCGAGTCCCGTGACCGCGCCCGAGAGCGCATGGGTATGCCCGACGCACACGTCAGGACTCCCCGTCCTCTTCCAGGTAGCTCATGACCGGTCCTCCCCGCGGTCCTGGACCGGATCCGAGGACCGGTCATCAACGATGTCACGGGGGCGGTCCCGTGCGTTCAGCTTGCGCAGGGTCTTGCGGGCGTAGCCGTCGCTGCAACCGGTCCTCTCGACGAGTTCCGGGGCACGCACCTCACGCCCCGACTTGGCTGCTTCGTCGAGGATCTCCAGGATCTTCGCCTCGATCGTCATGGCCTCAGGACCGGTCTCGGAACCGGCCTTAGGACCGGTCCTGGCTGACGACCTGGGACCGGTCTTGCGTCCGCGAGGACCGCCCTTGGCGGCGTCGAGTTTCCGGGCGAGAACTTCCGCGTCCGCGACCGCCCTGGCGGCTTCCGCGCGGGCCGCCGAGAGGTCGTCCGCGAGCTTCCCGGCGGCGGCTTCGGCTGTGATCCGCGCCTCCCGTTCGGCGTCCATCTCGGCACTGAACGCGGCTCGCAGCGCGGCGTCACGCTGGGCTTGCGCGGCGGCTTCCGCGGCTTCGTCCGCGGCGCGCGGCCCGTTCATGATGAAGAACGCGGCGAGCAGTTCGGCGGCGTCCAGCAGCGCGCCGAACAGCAGCGAGAAGTGGGGCGGCGCGGCGTACATGACGACAGCCCCGGTGCCGCTCGCCGACATGTACATCGAGCCGAGCATGATCGTGTACGCGACGCCCTTCGCCACCCACGAGGATGCGTGCCACTCGGCGACGATCTCCAGGATGAGCATCGCGATGAGCAGCGGCATGATGCCGTAGAGGATGGCCAGCGGCCATGGCATGTGGCCGCGGGTAACGGAGTGGAAGACCTGGAACGCCATGGTGGTGCCGCCCATGGCGAACGTGACGATCCATGCGGCGATCCACGCGCGGCGCAGCGGGCCGCCCTTCCCTGCGGAGTGAACACCCATACGGTTCATCGTCGCGTTCCCTTCATGATCATTTCGGCTCATCACGCAACATCCCTGGTCAGGAAGTCGCCGGAGTACGGCACGGCACGGATCCCGCGCCGCCGGATCAGGTCGGCGACCTCCTTGTACGTCTCGGCGATGTCGTCGGGCACCTGCCGCATGCAGTTGGCCGCCGCGGCGAGCTTGCGGCCGGCGGCGGCGAGGATCTCCAGTGCGGCCTCGCAGTCGCTCATGGCGTCCGCGGCGTCCTTCATCCGCTGCTCCGCGGTCTCGATCTCGGCTGCTGCGGCGTCCCGTACGGCCTGCTCCCCGGATCCGAGCCCGGCTTCGGCGCGGCGCGCGGCTTCCCGCGCCTCCGCGTAGTCGCTCTCGGCGCGTTCCCCGGTCTCGGCGCAGGTCACGGCCATGTCCTGGGCGTGCCTGAGCATCCCGGCGAGTTCGGCTTCGAGTTCCTCGCACCGGGCCAGGAGCGTCGGGCCGTCCGGCACGGGGCCGTCGCGTCCCCATAGCTGCCTGCGGGCGTCGCCGTCGGTGAGGGTGACGGCGGCCTGCACGATGCTGCGGGTGGCGGCGGGGTCGACGCGGGCACGCCAGGCGGCGGTGTCCATCCCGGCGGCACGGAAACCGGGCTCGCGGATGTCCTCGGCGAACGCCTCTGCGGCGGCGGTCCATGTGGCGGTCACGCCCCCCTCCCCCGGCTACGGTGAGTGACCGCCATTGGCCGGCCGGCCAAGTTGGCCGGCGCTCCCGCGCGCGCGCATAGGGGCGACGAAACATGTTGGCCGGCCGGCCAAGCCTCTTGGCTGGCGTTCACGATCCGTCACCGCCATCCGTGACGAGACGCCACCGGGCGAGCGCTGCTTTCCCGTGGACGTATGCCTTCTTCTCGTAGCGGAGGCGGTTCAGGTAGAGCATGACCGCATTGCGCGTCGGCTTGTCGGCGGGGAAGTCTTCGGCGAGGGCGTCGACGATGCGGCGTCCGCTCATCCCTTCCCCGGCAAGGTAGGTGAACAGTTGTTCACGGATAAGCGGAGGGATCTCCGTTTGCCGTGCGGCCTGTTCCCACCGGGCCTCTGCCATCTCGGCTTCCTTCCCGGGGTTGCCGTCCGGGGCAGCCGCCCTCATGGCCGCGGTCTCCTCATGGGTCTTGCGCAGGCCCGCGAGCTTCGCGTCGAGGGCGGAGAATGCCGCGTTGTCGGCGGGGTCCATCGTCATGGTCTTGTCCAGGTGCCTCAGGTAGTCGTCGTCGGTCAGGAGCGCGCCCGGCTGTACCGCGGTGCCGGGGCTGCCGGGGGGAGGGGGCGCCGCGGCACGGACGGTGACGGGGGCGGAGGTGCCGTCGCGGCGGTGGGTGAGTGCCCATTTCGCGTACACGTCGGTGCTCAGGAGAATTTCATACTTTTCCCCTAGGAATTCCCGGCAATCGGGGTGGAGGTCCGGCTGCCAGTGCGCCCGCTCCGCGACGATCGCCTGGATATCCCGCACCTCGTCCAAGTCGAACGACCGGCCCTTGGTGTATCCCGCGCCAGGCGACGTGATCGCCCACCCGCCGGGGCGGCCACCTGTGTACGCCGCGATGTCCGGGAGCTGGTAGCCGGCACTCCCCGCCGCATGGTAGATCTCGCTGTCCCGGCCGACCGCCCCGACGCACACCACGTCATCCTGGGAGCGCATCTTCGCCGAGCCGTAGTCCTGCGTCCCGCGCTGCCCGGCACGGACCGGGTTCACGCCGAACTGGCGCCCCTTCGTCGCCACGTCGTCCATCTGCCTGGCGAGATTCGGGGCCGACTTTGCCGAGTCTGCCTCGTCGAAGATGATGAAGACCGCGGGGTCCTGCGGGGAGGGGACGTACTTGCGGCCCGCGTACCGGGCGGCACGCCACGCGATGATGCCCTTGGCGATCTCCAGCACCCGGGCGGCCCTGGCCGCCTGGTGCGGGCCGAACGCCGTCAGGTGGCACGCGGGTCCCCACCGCTCCGCTTCCGACAGCCCCACGTCGGACAGGTTGATCCGGAACTGGATCGCGTCGCCAGCTTTGGTGATGCGCTCGCTGAGGCAGTTCAGCAGGACCGTTTTGCCCATGCCGCGCCGGGCCGTGAAGCTGACGCTCTTGCCGCCGATCTCGTCGTACAGCGTGATCGACAGCAGCTCCCCGCTCGCCGGGTCCTGGCCGACGACCGCGGGCTCCATGATGCTGTACGGGCCCGACAGGTCGATCTCCGGGGCGTCATCGAACAGCGGGTGCGGGACCGGGTGCTTCCACGGATCGTCGTACTCGATGCTGATCTCAACGAGACCGGGGCGCACGGACCGGATCTGGACGCGCTCCATGTCGAGTCCCTCGTGTTCGGCAATGTCCTCCCTGAGGTTCCGGTTCCCGGCGACCGCGCTGGCGCGCCTGCCGCTGCCTTTCGTCCAGACGAGGTACCGCTCGCCGACCCTGGTTCTCCCGTAGTCCTTCAGGTGCGTGCCGTGCAGCCCCCAGCTCCGGGACTTCTCCAGCCATCCGGCGCGGGCCAGCCGCTTGTCCCGTGCCTCCACGACCGCCTCGTGCCGGTGGGCGAGCTTCCACGCGGTGATCGCCGTCACGCCCCACCCCCAGGTGAGGGGGGCGTACGGCCATCCTGCGAGCGGCCCGGCATTTACCGCGAACGCCATCCACGCCCCGCCGAAAGCGGTCCACGACGGGAGCCGCCACGTCCAGCCCTTCTTCGCCGCGACGCCGTAGGCGACAGCGGTCCCCGTGGCCGCGACCAGGGTGATGTCGAGCGAGCCGGGCCACGCGCAGGCGTGCATGATCTCCGCCGCGCCCCACACCAGGCCGGAGACGGGCAGCACGGCACGCGCCGCCCGCTCGGCGGGGGCGCGGCGCAGGTTCGCCGGGGTGATCTCGGGCTCGGTCACCCGGTGCCACCCCCGGTGATGAAGCGGTAGTACCCGTCGGCCCGGACGAGGAACTGGGCAGGCGACAGGGTGCCGGGCCGTGCTGCGGTGTTGTCGTGCGCCCGCTGCATGGCGGCCATGCGGCACCGCAGGTCTGTACTGTCCGCAGCCGAGGATGCCCACTCGAGCAGCGGTGCCGAGCTGTCCAGGACCTGCCGGGTATCGGCCCGGTCCGCGTGCGTGAGCAGCCAGCTGGCGAACCTCAGTATGTCGGCCCGCTGGCCGGGGCTGACGGTTACGGGTGCAGTGGCCTGGTTCATGATTGCTCTCCGTTTCGCGATGCTCAGTCGTGGCGGTGCCGGAGGTTCCATGCCGGGTACGATTCGGCGCGCAGCCGACCCCGGAACCGGACCCTCACGCTCCCGTCGTTGCGGCGGCCGCGGCTGACGACGATGCCGACGCGGCCCGGGACCGTGCCGCCGTACGTGGGAAGCGTCTGCACCCGGGTGCCGCGGGGAAACGGCTCTGCTCGCTTGCTCATGGGTTCCTTTCCGATGCGTTAGCGCGGATCTTGTCCAGCACGGCGAGGATGGCGAGCGCGCCCATCGCGGACGCGAGGGCCGCCGAGGTGACCAGTGCCGAGCCGAATGTCTCATCGGTGCACAGCAGCGCCAGGCAGGCGGTTCCGCCGAGGCCCGCGCCGGTCCCGGCGATGCCGCGCCACGGGAAGCCGCCGCGGCGCACCCGCCGGCCGCCGCGGACGATCAGCACGGGGACCGTGATCACGAGGCCCAGGGCCGACAGCGCGGTGACCGCGGGGTCTATCCCCGCGGCGAGCAGCAGCACGCAGGCGCATGCCGTTCCCGCGGTGATCACGCCGCCTCGCCTCCCGCCGCAAAGAACTTGCGGGCGTCGAACGGCAGGACGGTGCCGTTCTCGACGGCCCTCATCACGTCGCCGTAGATCGCCTCGAACCGCTTCTCCACCTGGATCACGGCCCCGGTCAGCTCGGCCACCTCGTCGGCGAACTCGGCATGGCCCGTCCCGTAGGACGGGTCGAGGCCGACAGTGTTGACGAGGGTGTCGGTGCGGGCGCGGATCGCCTCGGCCCACGCGAGGATCCCGGAGGCTTCCTCGGCCATGTGCTGCCGGAGGTCACCGGCGTCCTCGGGCTCGAAGTCGGCGGCGCGCTGGCAGACGGCGATCCACTCGGGGGGTACCGGGACGCCGTCGATGATCTGCGCGGTCTCGTCAGCCCCCGGTACGGGGCCGAGCTCAGGGTCGTTGCGGAACGAGGGAACGTCACGGGGCGGCGGTGCCGTGCCTGCGGCTGGCTGCGGCTGCGCCTGGGCGGGGGCGGCGCTGCCGTCGCGGCGCCGGCTGGTCAGGCCGCGGACGTGGAGCGCGAGCCCGCGGGCGTCCTCGATGAGGAATGCCCGGAGGATGAGCCGGCCCGCGCTTCTGTCATCGCGGCGGACGGCGCGCTCCCTGCGCGTGTCGCGGACGATCAGGATCACTGTCGGGATGCCGGCGAAGGCCGCGAGCATCGCTCCCTGCGCGATCCCGGGCAGCCCGGTGACGGTCAGCCCGATCAGGGTGAGGGTGAGCCACCCGGTGACATGCCCCCACCACCCGGAGGACTTCCAGGCGGCGGGGATCCGGGTCATGTGCACAGCCTGGGAGACGAACACCGCTGCGCAGTACAGGGTGACCGCCCACGCGATCAGGGTGATGATCATCGGGCTAGCTGCCTTCTTCCCGGCGTCCGCAGCACCGGCAGCGCCAGAGCCGCACGGTCTTCTTCTTGAGGGTTGACCAGGTCTTGCGCCGGGTGCGGCGCAAGCGTCCGCGGCACCCCGGGTTCCAGGCTTGGTGGCGGCGCGAGGCGCAGTCCGCGCACGGCCGCGAGAGGATGTTCATCAGCAGACCTCCTCGTATCCGCCGTCGGACCAGGTGGAGAACTCGGCGGCGAACCCGTAGCCGCACAGGCCGGTCCCGGCCCGGAGCGCGGCGGCGATCAGCGGGTAGTTCCCGTTGGCGAGGGTCGCGGCGTCGGCCTCGGCCCCTTCGCTGGCGTCGGGGTAGCTCTGGACGTGCAGCCCGTCGCCGAAGCTGTTGAAGTCCCACGACCCCGGTTCCCGCAGGATCGAGTCGAGGGGGTTCCACTGCGCGAGAGACGGCCAGGGTTCCTCGTGCGGGAGCCATGCGTCCAGGCTGGCCAGGTTGGCCTGGGTGGCGGGCGCGCCGAGGTCGGCCAGGAGCGCCCGCCAGAACGCTGTCTCGCTGCCGGAGGTCACCGGCGCGGCCTGGGTCGCCGTCGTGCGGGGCGCGGCGGCGTGGTGGCGGACGACCGTGACGGTCTTCGCCCCGGCCCCCGCGATGGCGACAGCAGCGATGGCGATGCCCGCGATCATCTCCCGGCTGCCGCCCCGCTTGCCGGATCCGCGGCGGAACCGGCGCGGGGGGCGGTACCGGTACGGACGGGCGCCCATCAGTGCATCGCCTCCCGTCGCTTGCGCCACCGTCGCGGGCCGAACAGGATCCACAGCGCGCCGGACGCGCACCATGCCGCGAGGATGATCAGTGCCGTGGTGTGCGACGGGAACCACGACGGCCAGTACAGCGGACCCCAGGAGTGCGACGTGACGGCGTGCGGGCAGCACGACGGGTACGGACCGCAGTAGTCGGTACCGGGCTTGGCCGTAGGCCAGTACGCGCCGGGGGGGCCGGGCATCGGCCGGCACGGGTCGCCGGTGATCACGGCCGCACCCGGAAGATCTCCGTGAACCCCGCGGCGATGCCTCCGCTGTTGAGGGTCTTCGCGTGGTCGCGGGCGCGGGACCGGGCGAACTCACCGGAGTACGTGGCGACGTAGCACCCTTCCTGGTAGTCGAAGACGCCCCAGCGCCAGTAGCGGCCCCGGCGCCTGAGATCCGGCTTGACCGCCTTGTACCGCGTGGCCATCAGTGCCTCCCGTCGCGGTCATCTGACCGGTAGACCCGGTTCTGGTGCTCGTTCTGCCAGCGGAGTGCGCAGGCCCCGGCGACGACGGCGGCGATGATGACGGCAGCTACCAGCAGGTGCACCGGTCAGCCCTTCTTCCTGTTCCTGAGCCACTTGCGCAGCCTCCAGGCGGCGTAGACGGCGAAGGCGATGACGGCCAGCAGCAGCCAGCCGCTCGTACTGGACTGGTGCGCGGCCTGCGCGGCGAGGATCATGTTCACCGCGCGCCTCCCGTCAGCGAGCGGTGCCTGTCCGTGGCGTGCTGCCATGCGGCGTCACCCCGGTAGACGCGGGTCCACTTCGACAGTGCCGAGTCATAGACACCCCAGGAGCCGCCTCCGGCACCCTGGACCGTGTAGCGCCTGCGCATCCGGTCGCTCTTCGGGATGCCGCGCATCGCCCTGCGCCATCCCCAGACCCGTCTGGCGCGCCCGGCGAGCACCACGACGGCGGACGCCGCCGCGACGTAGGCGACGCTGATGACGTACGTCGCGGCGGAGTCCAGCCCGCGGGGATGGTCGTGGATGAACCACGCCGGAGGGGCGGCAATGAACAGGAATGCCGTCCACGCAGCAATTTCGTTCCGTGCCATGGCTCACCGCCCCCCGCCGATGCTGCTGCCGTAACGGGGGCGCGCCGTTCCCGGCCCCGGCTCCGCCTTCTTCGGGCGCGCCAGCCACGCGAGCACGCCGAGGCTGGCGAGCAGGATGACCGCGTACACGGCCAGCGCCGCCGTGTGCGGCGAGCCGTGAGCGGGCATGATCTTCGGCCAGCTGTGCACGAGGGACGGGATCACGATCCCGGCGTTGGCGGCGACGATGACGCCGCCGATGATGAACTTCACGGTGGTTCCTTCCGGTGGTTACGCGGCGACTGGCGTCGCGGCAGGTTGCTGGGCGCTGGCACGGAGCCGGCGGTGTTCATGTGCGGCTTCCGCCGCGTCCTGCCTCGCGTAGAACCGGGCGTCGTCGGCGGCGATGACGGTCTCGGCGTCCGTCCGGGTCGCGATCTGCCCGATGCCGGGCCGGCGCCGCTGCCGCTCGCTGAAGCCGCCCCAGATGCCCCACTGCTCGCGGCCGGCAGCGGCGTACAGGAGGCAGTCAGGGCGCACCTGGCATGACCGGCATACCGCCTTCTGCCGGTCGGCTGGCTCGCCGACCTCCGGGTAGAACGCGTCCGGGTCGGTGTACTGGCAGGCGGCCAGCGCCATCCACGGCGGGGCGCCCGGGGACGCGTCGCCGGGGCGCGGCGGCCAGAGGCGGCCGGTCATGACGCGGCCTTCCGCCGGTGCTCGCCGTCGCGGGCGCACTGAGCGCACCTGCCGTCAGCGCGGCGGCTGGCCGCGGTGAGCGCGTGCAGTTTCTTCCGGCACAGGGGGGCAGGCGCGGGGCGCCGCATCTGCCGGCGTTCGGTGCCGGAGGTGCCGCCCCAGATCCCGGCGGGGACGCGTGCGGCGAGCGCGAACGCGAGGCAGGCACCCTGGACGGGGCATCCGGCGCAGACGGCTTTGGCTTCGGCGGCTACGCGCCAGTCGGAGGTGTAGAACATGTCAGGGTCTTCGCCGGCGCACGCCCCTGCGGCGCGCCAGTCGGTCACCTGGTCCAGGGTCGCGGCGCTCATGACGTCACCGCGTTCTCGCCGGCGGCGATGACGGCGATGGCGTCGAGGATGACCCGGAACGCCCTCCGCTCGGCTGACGGCAGCGTGTTCGCGGCGAAGGTCGCGTCGAGCAGCGGGCCGACCGCGCCGTCGAGGCCGTCTCCGGCTTTCAGGACGGCGAGGGACGCGCCGTCGAGGGCGGTCCACAGTGCGGACCGTCGCGGGGTGGAGGCTCGCGTGCTGTCCAGTTCGACGGCGAGGAGGATGTTCGTGAGCGCCGTGGCGAGCCTGGTGTGGCGGGCGGCTGCGCGGGCGGCGGCGATGCCGGCTTCGCGGCGGGCGTCCCGCGCGAGGGCGGGGCGTCCCGATCCTGCCTCGTCGATGGCGGTGGCGGCGCAGTTGAGGGTGTCGTAGAGGTCGGGGGCGCTGGTCATGACCGGCTCCTGTCCCGTGCCCGGTCGCGGGCCTCGCGGTCGGCGTCGGCTTCTATGTCGCGGATGTCGCGGGTGACGCCGGCGTCGCGGGGTGCCTGGGAGAGCCCGTAGGCGGCGCTGCGCATCCGCAGGGACAGGTCTGCCAGCTCGGGTCCGGTGAGCTTCCCAAAGAGGCTCATGACGACGGGGCGGGCGTGACGGTCGCGACGTGCATGATCGCGCCGAGGCGGCCGGGGGTGTTGAGCCCGTGGGCTTCGAGGACGGCTTCGAGATCCTCGCGCAGCTCGTCCGTGTCCGGGGCATGTGTTAGGGTCATCGTCATGTCCTTCCTGTGAGTGGAAGTGATCCTCGGCAAGCCCGGCGGTTCGATCGCCGGGCTTGCTCTCGTTTACGGGGTTACTTCGAGCCGGACCCGTGATAGGGGCAGCCCACGAACGGGTTGGCGCACATGGGGGCGCTCCGTTCGTGATGGTGGCGCGGCGGCGCGGCATGCCTTTCCAGGCGTTGCGCTGATCGCGGCGCGAGACGCGGGTGTTCTGGGGTCGCATCAGAACCGCACCGCCTTGGCCTGGCATCCGGGGTTGTCGGCGGGGATGGCTGCGGCGTACCGCTCGGCCTTCTGCTTTGAGGCGAGCGCGGCGTGGATGCGCCGCGAGGTCAGGTACCCGTCGCCGCCGAGGAACAGCCAGCGCTTCGCGCCGGGCTCTTTCACCTTTACGGCGTACGCCGGGCCGTCGAAATCGAGGAGACCCATCTCACGCCACCCCTTCGGTGATGGTGTTGCTGGCCGCCCATGTGCGGCAGAAGTCACGGAGCTCCACCTGACCGCCGGACATGACCGCCGCGCGGAGGTCGTCGGCTAGGCGGCGCGGCAGCCAGTGAGTGTTCCGCTTGGCCCCGGCGATCCGCATGGACGGCATGACGCCCTCGTTGCAGAGCTGGTTGATCAGCGACGAGGAGAAGGGCAGCAGGTCGGCGAACGCGCCGATGGTGAGCCAGTCACCATCCGGCTTTGCCGTCGTCTCCGCAGTCTCAGTCACTTGCGCCGTCCTCATGGTCGGTGGCCTGCCTGCCATCTACGCGATCAGTAAATACCAGGGTTGACGGCCTGTCAAGGGCACTCTTTACGGAGCCGTCAAGGGACCCGTTGATCCCGGCGTCTATGCTCGGTATATGAGCGAGCAGGGCGACGAGGACCGCTTCATGGCGACTCTCGCCGCCATGCGCGAGGCATGGCAGCTGACACGGGAGCAGCTGGACGCGCTCACTAGCCCGCTGCGCCAGTTCAACGAGGCAACGTCGCTTGCGGAGGAGCTGAGATCCATGAGCGGTGAGGCGGCCATCCGCCGCGCGGTCGCCGCCGCGCGTCTCCAGGACGCCGGGTTGTCCCTGGCGGAGATCGGCGGGGTCCTGGGCAACATCTCGAAACAGCGCGCCGGGGAGCTGGCCAAGAAGGGCCAGGACGTCATCAGGGCACTGGCGGCAGCCGGTGCCGCCGGGGAAGAGGATTACATGACCGGACCATCGACAGCGCCCGAGCCTGAGCCCGTGGTCGCGGCCATCGTGATCAGCGACCTCGGGGTCCTGATCGCGCGGCGCAACGACGGGAAACCGCCGTGGACGTTCATCGCCGGGAAGATCGAGCCCGGCGAGTCGCCGGCCGACGCCGCCGTCCGCGAGGTCAAGGAAGAGACCGGGCTGCGCATCCGCGCCGGCGGCGTCATAGGCCGGCGGGTACATCCCCGGACGGGGCGCACCATGGTCTACATGGCGGCACGCCCCACTCACGGGACCGAGGTGACCGTGGGCGATCCGGAGGAGCTGGCCGAGGTGCGGTGGGTGAGCTTCGAGGAAGCGGACAGCCTCACGGGCGGGACGATCTTCGAGCCGGTACGGCAGCACTTGCGGCACATGCTCGGGAACGGCAACGGCGGAGAGTAGGGGCGCTGGCTGCGGACCCTAGGCCCTCCGGTCAACGCGCACGATGACGATGGTGCCGTCCTCGATCTCGTACAGGATGCGGAAATCGCCCGCGCGCAGCCGCCGGTAGCCGCCGCGCACGAACGCGGCGGCCGGTCCGGGATCTTCGGCTAATGAGTCGACGGCGGCGTTGATTGCCGCCATCGCGGCCTGGTCCTTCATGAACTTCTCGCGTACCGCGAGCTTCGCCGGCTCTTCCCAGCGGATCCTCACCGGCTGCCGCCGAGCAGTTCCGCCCTGACTTCCTCGTGGGGGATGGTGCCCCCGGGACGCCCTGCGGCCTTCCATGCCTCGTGCTCGGTGATCCACGCGTCTGTCCACGCCTCGTCGATCTCTTCCGGCGCGGCGCGCCTTTTGAGGGCGGCGAGGACGATGTACTCGTCGTAGGGGACGACGACGGCTTTCTCGCCGCCGACCTGTATCACGTTGGGGAGTCCCGCGCTCTCTGCTGGTTCGGCGCTCATGAGGGCATCGTAACGCGGCGGCGGGTCGCGGGGTACGATGCCAAGCGGATACGCTGAGCGCGTTCGACAACTTAAACGAAGCGGCCCCGACCGGTGCGTCAACACCGAGACGGGGCCTAGGAACCAGACCCCATGGAGGTCGGGAACCATGATCAGTGATCGTACTAGTTACGCGCCCCGAGCACGCCTCCGGGCCTGACGCGCGTGGGTCATGACCTGACCCGGATGCTCCGCGCCGGGATGCCGCCCGACTGGACGGCCGGGGAACGCGTCGTCGCGATGATCCTTGCCGATGTCTGCAACGACCGGACGCGGCGCGGCTACATCTCCAACGAGCAGCTCTGCGAGGAATCCGGGCTGGAGCCGGGCAGCCTGCGCTCGATCCTGGCGCGGCTCGGGAGGCACGGCTTCGAGTTGCGGGTTCCGCTGTCTACCGGCAAGGACGGGCGTCCCGTGTACGCGACGAGCGGTCGCTGTCGCGGCGGACGGGCGGTTACTTACGAGTGCCCGATCCTGGTGCCGCGCGAGGCTAAAGACGCAATCCTCATCTCGTCTTTCGATGACGAGGCTGTGGATAACCTGTCTCCGGAGCCGCCGAAAGGCGCAACCGTGAGCGCACCTTTGCCGGAAAGGCGCAACGCTGGTTGCGAAAGGCGCAACGAGGGCAGCGCCCATACCCCTGGAACCCCACAAGCTTTTATCCCCGACCAGACTTCTGCGGTTCCCCGTCTGACAACGTCCGTGAAAGGTGCGCGCGTGCGCGAGGTGAGCCCGGACGAGTTCGAGGCGGAGCGGAAACGGCAGATGGACGCGCTCCAGGCACTGATCCGTGAACAAGACGGCGGCAACCGCCGCCAGGAGAGGAACTGACCGTGAACGACCCGCTGCATGTACTCGCCACCGCGATCGCGCAGGCGCACACGCTGGGCATCAGGGAGCCTGGCGCCATCGCCGCCGTGATCGTGAACGCGCTGCCCTCCACGGGATGGTCCGTCGTCCGCACCGTGGAGCTCGAGCGCCTGGAGGAATCCGCGAGCACTGCCCGCGGCCAGTTCCCCCGCTGCGAGGTCATCAAGCCTGACCGGGACTCCGACTTCTACGTCGGATGGTCGCACGGCGTCGAGGCTCCCGTGATAGCCGGGACGCGCGCGGAGATGCTCGCGGAGGACTGCCCGGAGTCCCGGCTGCGCCGCGCCGACGAAACCGGGTCGTCCTACTATCCGGAAGCCCCCGGCTGCCGGTGGGATGATTCGGGGCTGATCGCCGAGCAGCGCGGCCACCTGCCGCGCCGCAACCTCGCCGCGTATACGGTCGCGTGCGCGGAAAACCGGATGGACGATGCGTGGGATCTCCTGGAGCCGTTCGATGACGAGACGGAAGTCCGTCGCGGATAAGCCTGACACCGGATACGGAAGGATGAACGACGTGACCGGCCCCGAGATCAAGCCCCCGCCGAACGTCCTGCTTGCAGGCATCGCCGGCTCAACCGCCTACGGCCTGGCGCACGAGGGCTCCGACATCGACCGGATCGGCACCTATGCCGCCCCGACATCGGAGTTCCACGGACTGCACCTGCCGGTCGGGAAGGCCGCGACGTGGGTCAGCTCGAAGCCTGACGCGACATTCCATGAGGCGGGCAAGCTGGTTGCCCTGCTGCTGAAATCGAACCCGACGGTCACGGAACTGCTGTGGCTGCCCCGTTACGAAGTGACGACGCCCGCAGGCGAGGCACTGACCGCTATCCGCAGCAAGTTCCTCTCGGCAGGCATGGCCCGCAACGCCTACTGCGGGTACGCGACCAGCCAGTTCGGGAAGCTGGAGAACCGTGGCGACGGATCGTTCAGCGCCGACACGCGCAAACGCACAGAGAAACACGCGCGCCATCTCTGGAGGCTGCTGCATCAGGGAGCGGAACTGCACCGGACCGGCTATCTCCCGGTGCGGCTCCTGCCTGACGATGCGGCCACCTGCCGGGAGTTCGGCGAGCGCGTAGCCGCCGGGGACCTGGATCTGGCGCGGAAGGCGCTGAGCGACGCGGAGAACGTCTATCTCACTCCCGGCGAGCTTCCCGCCCGCCCCGACGAGGCGGCAGCCGAAGCGTGGCTCCAGGACGTGCGGCGAGCCTACTGGGAGGACCGGTGACCACGATCCCGGGACCGGGGCCGGACGCTGAGCGCGTGCTGGCCGCTATCCGCCGTGCGGGCGGCCGGCCGATGCTTGTCGGCGGCTGGGTCCGTGACGCGCTTCTCGGCGCGCCCTCCAAGGACATCGACATCGAGGTGTACGGCGTAGACGGCCCTGACATCCTCGCTGCCGCACTGTCCGGCGTCGGCAACGTGACGGAGGCCGGGAAGTCGTTCGGGGTCCTCAAGGTCCGTTCCGGCGCGACAGAGATCGACGTGTCGCTTCCCCGCCGCGAATCCAAAACGGGCGCGGGTCACCGCGGATTCGCCGTCGTCCCGGACAGTGACCTCGGTTTCGCGGAGGCCAGCGCCCGGCGGGACTTCACGATCAACGCGCTCATGGCCGACCCGGAAACAGGGGAGGTGACCGACTGCCACGGCGGCCTAGCGGACCTGGAAGCGGGCGTGCTGCGGCACACGTCGGCGGCGTTCTCTGAGGATCCGCTGCGTGTCCTGCGAGCCGTCCAGTTCGCGGGCCGGTTCGGGTTCACGCTCGCACCGGAGACCGCCGCCACGTGCCGCCGCCTGCGCGGCTCGTACCGGGAGCTGGCGACCGAGCGCGTCTGGGGTGAGATGGCGAAACTCGGCACCAGGGGCACCGATCTGCGGGCCGCGCTCACTGCCCTGGCCGGCACCGGATGGGAGGCGTGCTTCCCGCAGCTCGCCGCGCTCCACGGCATCGAGCAGGATCCGGGCTGGCATCCCGAAGGCGACGTGCACGCCCATTCGGGTCTCGCCGCGACGCAGGCCGCCCGGCTCGCCGATGAGGCCGGGCTGACCGGGACGGACCGCCTCGTGATCGTTTTCGCCGCCCTCCTGCACGACACGGGGAAGGTGACGCACACGCAGCGGGACGGAGGCCGGATCACCTCCCGCGGCCACGCTGCGGCGGGCGTGGAGCCGGCGACCGCGTTCCTGCGCTCGGCCGGCTGCCCGGAGAGCATCACGGCCCGCATCGTCCCGCTCGTCCGCGAGCACATGTGCTGCGCGGACAGCCCGACGAAACCAGCAGTCCGCCGGCTCGTGCGGCGGCTCGTGCCGGCGACCCTCGCCGAACTGGCGCTCGCCGTCGGCGCTGACCGCAAAGGCCGGGGCGACCCGGACGCACCGAACCCGGCGGAGGCGTGGATGGAGATCGGCCGGGACCTCAAGGTGACCGACCGCCCGGCCAGGGGGCTGCTGACCGGTGATCACCTCATCGCGGCGGGAATGAGGCCGGGACCGGCGTTCAAGCCGGTCCTCGCTGAGGCGCTGGCCGCGCAGGACGCAGGGGAATTCGCCGACGAGGCCGGGGCGGTCCGGTGGCTGACGGCACGGGCAGGATAGACCGGTGAACATCACGCGAGGGGTGACTGCACGATGGAACAACTGAGCAAGAAGCTTCTCAACTGGGCATCGATCCTGGAGCCGGACACCCGGGAGCAGGCGGAACGTACCGCATCGATGCCGTTCATCTACCCGCATCTGGCGCTCATGCCGGACGCGCATCTCGGCAAGGGCGCCACGGTCGGGTCGGTCATCCCGACGCTCGGCGCGATCATCCCGGCCGCCGTCGGTGTCGACATCGGGTGCGGGATGCACGCCGTACGGACCCAGCTCACGGCAGAGGACGTGCGAAGCCGCGGGAACCTGGCGGACCTGCGCGTCGCGATCGAGAACGCCATCCCGCTATCAGCCGGCAAGTACAACACCGGCATCTACGATGCGGAGACCGAGGGCCGGATCGGCGAGCTGGTCCTGATGGACGCGTCGGAGAGCGCCGAGACCGTCGCGCCGAACTGGAACATGCAGCTCGGCTCGCTCGGCAGCGGCAACCACTTCATCGAGATCAGCCTCGATGAGCTGGATCGCGTGTGGGTGTTCCTGCACTCAGGATCACGCGGCGTCGGCAACAAGCTCGCCGGCAAGCACATCAAGGCCGCACGCGACCTGTGCGACAAGTGGTGGGTCAGCCTGCCCGATCCCGACCTCGCCTACCTCGTCGAGGACACCCGCGAGTTCTGGGATTACATCCGGGATCTCCGCTGGGCGCAGCACTTCGCGCTGCTGAACCGGCAGGAGATGATGCACCGCGTGCTCGGCTGCCTCGGCGAGTGGGCCGGGGAACCCGCGCAGGGCCTTGAGGTGGTCCAATGTCATCACAACTACACCGAGCAGATGCCGGATGATCTCGCGCGGCACTGGCGTGCGAAGAATGCCGGTCACTCCGGTCACGTCTGGCTGTCCCGCAAGGGCGCGATCGACGCCAGCGAAGGCAAGCCGGGCCTGATCCCCGGATCGATGGGCACCGCGTCGTACGTCGTCACAGGGAAGGGGAACCCGCTGTCGCTGAACTCGTCCCCGCACGGGGCGGGGCGCGAGTACAGCCGGTCGGCAGCCCGCAAGACGTTCACCCGCGAGCAGCTCGACGCGGCGATGGATGGCATCGAGTGGCGGCACACGGACGCGTTCCTCGACGAGATCCCGGGCGCATACAAGCCCGTCGAAGTCGTGATGAACGACGCCCGCGATCTCGTGGAGATCCGGCACCGGCTGCGGCAGATCGTCAACGTCAAGGGTGACTGATCCGGTGCCGGCCGCCGCCGTTCAGCAGCCGCTCCCGGTATCCATCACTTCCCGCACCCCGGACGGCAGCGGCCCGGTACTGGCCGCCGGCAGCTTCCACGTCACGCTCTTCCCGTCGGCGTCCTGCCATCTCAGCTCGGCTGGCCCGGCGGCCACGTCCCACACGGCAGCGTCGGTGACGCCGCGGCCCGGCCTGATGACGGTCCCGCCGGCGAGGACCGGCAGGCACCCGTCCCAGGCGACGCTGGCACTGGTCCCGTCGCCCGTGCCGGGCCACACCCGGCCGCCGGAGATCACCTCCAGGCCGTCACCGGACGCCGGGTCCGGGACGGTGCCGGCCCCGCCGACAGGGGCCACGCGGATCTCCGTGATGAGCCACCGCCCGTGCAGGGGCACGATCTCATCGGTCTGCGTGCCGGCGTAGGGGAGCCACCAGGCACCGGACGGGGCGGCACGCAGCATCGCCCCGCTGCCGCCCTCGACGACGGCGGGAGCGGCGAACGGGAGCGCGGCGGGGCTGGTCCGGGCATCCTGCACGGTGCTGGCGGGAGCCGGGACGGCGCCCGGCGTCGCGCATCCGGCGGCGGCGACGGCGAGGAGCCCGGCGGTGACGGCGAGTTGTCTCATGACGTTATCGTCGCGGCACGCCGGCGGAAAGTTCACGTGACCCGGTGACGACACGCCGGCAGGACGGTCACGATACGGCAGGATGAGCGCGGTGAGCATCCTGCGCGTACTTGCCGCCGTCAGCGCCGTCGCCGCCTCGCGGTACATCCGCAGGCTCGCCGTCCGCGCGGCGTTTCCCCGTCCCGGTCACTCCGGGCGCACGGAAGAATTGAGCACGTGAGCGAAATCGAGGCACCGTCACCGCGCGTTCCCGTATCCGACCTGATCGCCGCCCTCCGCGAGAAGGCACCCCGGCTGGCGATGGCGCTGGCCGCCGGCCAGGCGGCGCTCCCGGCGGCCCGCTGGCTGCGGAACACGGCCAGCGAGCGGACCCGGTACACCGTGAAAGTCCCCGGCAGCGATGACGTGTACGACGAGCTGCACGAGTGGGTGCTCGGCATCCTGGCGCCGAAAGAACAACGGGCGCTCGTGGCATGGTCGTCGAAACGGTACGCGGAGGTTGCCGTGCCGGGAGAGCGCCCCGCGCCGCCGTCGCTGCGGCTGCGCTACGACGGCACCCGCGAGCAGGTCATCACCGTCGCCGGGCACAAGGTCAAGGTCGTGGTGGCGGACGGCGAGCGGTCCGGCAAGGAAGACGGCTACTGGAAGCCCCCCGAGATCGTGTTCACCGCCCGTTCCCTCGCCGGCCGCCAGGCGCTCCTGGAGGAGATCGGCGGGGTGCTGCGCCGCAGCCACGACCGCAAGCGCAAGCCCGCGTTCCGGATGCTCGGCAGGTGGGATGACTGGGAGCGGCTCGACGACCTCCCGGCCCGTGACCTGGACAGCGTGATCCTCGCACCGGGACAGCTCGAACGGCTCACCGGTGACGTCGCCCGGTTCCTGGCCAGCGAGCAGGACTGCGCGCGCCGCTGCATCCCGTGGCACCGCGGCCACCTGTACGAGGGGCCGCCGGGCACCGGCAAGACGTCGGTGGCCCGCGCCATCGCCACCCATTTCGGGATGGACACGTGGTACCTGCCGCTGGCTGACGTGAAGAAGGACGGCGAGCTGCTGCGTGTCGCCTCCCGCATCAGCCCGCGTAGCATGCTGCTGCTTGAGGACGCCGACGTGTTCCATGCCACCACCCGGCGCGACGACGACGCCGGCGAGGTCACCTTGTCCGGGCTGCTGAACACGCTCGACGGGATCGCCACCCCGCACGGGCTGCTCACCGTGATGACCACCAACACGCCGGAAGTCCTCGACTCCGCAGTGGTCCGGGCCGGGCGCATCGACCTCGTGGAGCATTTCGGGCTGGCGGACGCAGAGCAGGCCGGGCGGCTCATCGCCCGCTGGTACGGGTGCCCCGCGCCTGACGTGAGGGGAATCTCCGGGGTGTCGCCGGCGGACGTGATCGAGGCGTGCAAGCGGCACGACGACCCGGCGTCCGCTGTTGCCGAGCTGGCCGGGGAACTGGTGACCGCGTGAACCTCCCGCCCTCTCTCCGCGTCGCGGGTACTCGCCGGTGAGGCACACTAGGGGCCGTGGAGAGCGCAGGCATCATGCGAGGCAAGACCAGGGTCATGCACGGCGACATCGCCCTGTGGGACCCGGAGAACCCGGAGCCGTTCAAGACGATCGCCGGGGACCAGTTCCTCGGCCAGGAGGACGACACCGCCCTGGTGCGGGACGTGTCCGGGTGCGTCATGCACGTCCACCGCGGATGGCTGGCCGTCCAGGTCGACGGGGACGACCGGGGCGCGCATTTCGCGTCGCCGGGATTCGGGGAGCCGGGGCACTGGTGGGGGCCGGAGTAGCGCGCTATCCTGATCGCACGCGAGGGACCCGCAGGTCCCGAATAGAGCGGCAGCCCTCCGGACGGCGGGTGGGCCGCTCTTAGCGTCTCCGGGGCCGGTACGCTCGCCCGCATGACCGGCGACGCCGAAGCGGCCACGGGACCCACGCCGACCGCGATGGCCGCGAAGGCATTCATGGAGCGGATCGACAACCTCACCTACCTGGGCATCATCGGGACCCGCGCGAAAAACGGCGGCTGGGTCGGTGCCCGCGCTGCCGGCCTGCGGGACGCCCGCGCCTCGGACGCGGTCGCGCTAGCTGCCGTTGAGGCAGTCCTTGACCTCTTCCGGGATTGGGCGGCGGAAACGGACGGGGCCGCTAGGCTCGCCGCATTCACCTGCCCGTGCTGCGGTGCCACGTCGCCGAACCCGAACGATATCCGGGAGGGTTACTGCGGGCGGTGCCACTGGTGGACGGGAGACCCGGTGCTCGGGCCGGCGCACCTGAGCGAGCCGTGCGAGGCTCGCCGCCGGGAGCGGGCAGGCTAGGCTCATGGCACCGATGCTCGGCAGGCGCAAGGTCCCCGGCTGCTGCCCCGGTACGCGGGCCGGGCGCGATCCCGGACCGGACTGCTCCGGGGGAGGCCCGGCAGGCACTAGGGCGGCGAAGCGCGCTGAGGCGAGGATGGTGGCGGCAGAGCTGGCACCGGAGGCGGATGAACGGGAGTGGCTCGCGACCCTCGGGCCGCTGTACGACGTGCCGGATTGCATCCACGGGTGCAGCGGGTCGCCGTCGTGCAGCGGGGAGCGGTGCACGTTCACCTGCCACGACGCGGAGCAGGTCTTCTGCCGCCACTGCGGCGAAGAGATCATCCCGTGCGGCGGCTCCCTGATCCCGTCGGTCTGCACGGGATGGGTCCACGCCGGGTACGAGAGCCAGCCGATCGGGCGGCACTACTGCGGCGGCAGGTCGGTCAGGCCGTCCGCTGAGCCCGCGCCGGACTACTGCCCGGATACGCGAGAATGACCGCGTGAGCGTTACGCACGCTGCCGCTGACCCCATCGCCACATCTTGCTTACCTTCCCGCGAACCTCTTGTGGTGTCACCACGTAGGCCGTAGATTCAGTGGTGTCACCACAAACGGAAGGGGAACCATGAACGATCAGCACGTACTCACCAAGACGCTCCGCGACGGCGGCCGGCTGGACATCAGCATCGCCCCGTTCGGCAGCCCCGACAGCAGCGCATGGGAACTCGTCCTGACCCGCGACGGCCGGGAATGGATCAGGACCCGGAACCACCCTCGCGAAGTGGCGGCGCCGCCCGCACCCGGCATCACCCACGCGCTTCCCATCGATGACGGGCGTGACGGCGGCAAGGCGGTCGGCCTCACCGCGGCCGAGGCGGACAAGATAACCGCCGCGTTCAAGGCCCACTACGAGCGGCAGGCGCAGCGGCAGAAGGACCGTATCAAGGCGGAGATGGCAGAGGCGGAAGCCCGCGCCCGCGCAGCCGCGCCGGACGCTCCCGTATTCACGCTCTCCGGCCCGGACGGTGCCGCGCCTCCCGGACCGGGCGAGACCGCCCGGCTCGGCGACGGCCGCGCCGTCACCGGACTGCGGACCTGGAAGAAGTACTACGGCGAGGATGGCTGGACATTCGGCGTCATGGACGAATCCGGCTACCTGTACTTCTCTGAGTGCCGTGAGGCCACCCCCGAGGAGCGCGCCGGACTGGAGGGACGCGAAGCGCGGCAGGCACGGCGCGAGGGCCTCATGGAGCGCGCCGCGGAACTGTCCCGCACCGCCGATGGCGAGATCCCCGCCGAGGTTACCGGCGACCTGCATGCCCTTCCGTCCGCCCGGATCAGGCCCGCGCGGCGCACCGAGGCCGGCGCGCCGTACATCCAGCTGCGCACGGACGAGGGGGCCGGCGCGCTGTGGCTGCTCATCTACAACGGCGCTGACGGCGACAACTGGTCCTACAGCAACTACGGGGCCTACATCGCCCGCCGGATCCCGCTGACCCCGGAACTGGCAGCGCTCGCGGCGGACCTGCGTGCCGAGTTCGGGAGCGTGGACTGAATGCCGGAAAGCGACCGCCACGCGCGGAACCCGATCACCTTCCGCCCGGCAGCCGATACGTGGGGCTGGCTCGACGACATCGCAGCCCGCGAAGGGCGGCCCGTCCGCGCGGTCGTCAGGGACGCCGTGGAGCGGGAGCGCGTCATCAGCGAGGCGGGGCTGGCAGCGTTCGACCGCGAGTGCACCCGCCGCCTGGCAGCGTTCTTCGATGCGCGGTCGAAAGGCCGTGACGGGGCCGAAGAATCCCGGGCGCTCATGGCGGCAGAGGCCGCTTACCGCCGGGCCATTGCCGAATGGGAGCCGCCCGGGGGTGAAAGCTGACCCCCGTGCGGGTGTCAGCACGCTCTGTCAAAGATTAGACCTCGCGGGCTACGCTGGGGATTGCCCGGATCAAGACAGCGCCCCCGCCGTTCGATAGCCGGCGGGGGCGTTATCGCGCGCTTTGGGACGCGGCTCTCATCGTATCGCTTCCCCGAGCCCCGCAATAGCCGCATCGCCGGGCCACCGGGAAGCCATCCCCGCGTGAAGCTGGACGAGCATCCCGCGCAGCCGCACCGATCCGGTCGCCTCCGCGATGCCCGCGCACCGCATCGCCACCTCGCACGCCCGCCCCGGATCCCCGCCGCGCGCGTGCACGGCCGCCAGCCGCACCAGCAGCGTCGACGCCCACGCCGACGACGGCTGATCGCCCGGCAGCCGCGCATACCCGCCCTCCAGCGCGCTGACGGCCAGGTCCCGGTAGCGCGGGTCCGGTGCGAGGTAGCCGTAGGCCGCGCCGCGCGCGCACTCGAAATACCACGGGTTCATCCAGTACAGCCACGGCGGCAGGCGGCCGAGGTTCCCCGCCAGCTCCGCCGCCTCGGCTAGCTTGCGCTCGGCGCGCAGGCCGTCCCCGGCTGCGGCGTACGCGCGGGCTTCCAGGTCGGCGGCATCCGCCCGCTGCCCCGCCGCTGCGCGCCTGTCCCGCTGGGCGGCCTGCGCGAGGCCGATCGCGGAGCCGAGTTCCCCGGCACCCAGGGCCAGCGAGCCGCGCTGGACGAGGACCGTCGCGGTCATCGTGGCGTCGCCTGCTTCCTGCGCCCATTCGAGGGCCTGCGCGAGGCGCGCCCGGTCACCGGGACCGTCCCCGGCGTCCCGGCGCAGGTAGGCGGCGAACTGCGCCCACTGCTGGGCGACGCCGATCAGCGCGGGGCGCACGGGGCCGCGCACATGGCGGACGAGATCCTCGATCTCGCCGAGCTGGGCGAGGACCGGTTTCATGACGGCGGCTGCCCCGACCGCGTCCTCGGCGCGGCGCTGGGCGGCCAGCACCCCGGCGAGGGATTCCACTGCGGCGGTGTCGATGCGGAGGGGGTGACGCTGCGCCCATTCCAGGCGGCCGGCGTCGAGGACGCCGAGCAGGGGCGCGCTCGCCAGCGCCGCCGCGCCGGCCAGGACAGAGCGCCGGTTCACGGCGGCCATGAGGGTACCTCCCGCACCGAGGATGTCGTCGAGGACGGCTGCTACCCCGGGGGTGGCCGGCTTGACACCTGTGCAGAGCTTGTTGATGTGGCCGCAGTCGTAGTGACTGCGGCGCGCCAGCTCTCGCTGGCTCATGCCGCGTTCGCGGAGAAGGCGGCATAGCTCGTCGCTGAATGTCATCGCGCGTCCCATTTCGCGAGGTGGTGCTGTCCGCTGTCTCCCGGAGGCGACAGCACGACAGCACTGCCAGCTTACGCCCCGTGCGCGATGTGATGCTATGCATCAGCGACGACACCGGGAGGGGCGGCGGCATTATGGCAGCGGAGGGAAACGCTGCGGGGGGTTCTGCGGAAGTACAGGACGATCTGGAGCACCATGAGATGACGGGCGCCGCGCGGGACGCGGCGCTGGAGGCGCTGGAGTTCAACTGGGGGGATGCGTACGAGATCGGCTGCGAGGACGGCGAGTGGTGGTTCGGGCGGCGCGACGGGATCGGCGGCCGGGAGAGGGCTGCCGCACCTGACGAGCTGCGCCGGATGATCATCGCCGACTACGAGTTCCGGCCGGTGCGCAAGGACGGGCCGCGCGGTGATTGCTTACCCGTGGGACGCCGGCACCGCCTGCGGCGTGACCTATGACCGGCAGAGATCCCAGCGGGCGGCAGCGGGCGTCCTGCGCGCCGGGAAGGCCGACGAGGCGGTGGTGACGGAGGTGAGCGCCCACCTGGGCACCGTGACCTTGGTGAGCGGCTTCCTGCCGACCGGGAACCAGTGGCGGGGGCGGTTGCGGTCCGATGGCCCCTGGGTGCGGTGGCGGCAGGACCGGAACGCCCGGTGACAGCCGTCGCCCCCGACGACCGGGAGCGGGTCAGTCCCGCCGGTCAGGCTGACGACGCCCGGCGGCGGGCGTTCGAACTGCTGAACGCCCGGACGCTGCTGGCGGTCGCCGAGTGCGCCGCGAACCGAGGCGACATGCGGGAAGCTGCTGCCGCCCGGCGGGCCATCGGCGACTGAAGACCGAAGAGAACACGCGACAGCCTGAGGAGGCACAGTGCCATCGTTAACGCCAGTGACAGAACTGCGGGTAGCGTCCGCGAACCTCGAGCGCGGCGGCCTCGGCGACGACGGGGCGTCCCGGTGGGAAGCCAGCATGACGGCGCTGGCCGAATGGGACCCGCACGTCGTGCTTCTCCAGGAGATGAGCGCCCGGGAGCCGTGGCGGCTGGCCGCCCACCTGTACCGGACCGCGAACGCGCTCGGCATGACCCCTGTACTCGGGCCGCCGATGCCGGGCGCTGCCGGAGGGCATCATCCCGCGATCCTCGTCGCGGGCGGCCTGCGCATCATCGACTCGGGTCCCCCGGAACTGCCGGGGCTGTTCCCGGCCTGGTGCCAGGCAACGGTCGAGATACCTGGCATCCCGTATCCCGTCACGTGCGTCAGCGTGCACCTGCCGTCCCGGTCGGCGCTGGCGCAGCTCGCGCAGGGGCAGCACCTGGCCAGCATGCTCGCCCAGCGCGGCGGCGCGGCCGTCGCCGGCGGAGACTGGAACGGGCTCGCGCCCGGCGGCAACCTCGCGGGCCTGGAGAACGAATTGCCTCTGCACCTGCGCAACGCCCGGACCCTGGTCATCCCCGGCGACAACGGGTACCTGCTGGAACCGGACTACTCGGTGCATCACGCGCTGGCAGTAACGGGGCTCACCGACGCGGCCGCGGCGCTGCCGCCGGAACACCGCGAGCCTCCCGTGCTCGCGTCGACGGGCGTGCTCGGCCGGGGCCGGATCGACCGGTTCTACCTCACACCGGAACTGACACCGGCGCTGACGGGATACGTGCAGCGCGACACCGGCGGCAGTGATCATCTCGCGCTGATGATCAGCCTCAGCCTCGAAGCGATGGGCATCGCCACTCCTGGCGGGCCGGTGCCGTGATGTCGACGCCAGAGCCTCCGCCATCCCCACATCCATCAGTGGACCCGGATCAGCGATGACGTCTGGTCGTGCCCGTGCGGCCGCCGCCCGGTCACCCTGGTCCCCGTGCCAGCGGGCGGCGGCCCCTCGATAGCGGGAGCGGGACAATCACCGAGAAGAGGAGGATCCGTGCGAGGACCCGACGAGACAGACGAGACGGACGACGAACCGGAACCAGCTGCGGTGCCGGAGTGCGAGCGCGACTTGCCTGGCGACGGCCTGATCGGCATCATGTAGACCCCGGCCCGGGGATTCACCCGCTCGAATCCCCGGGCCGGGCATGACGGGGCACCGTCGCGAAGCGTGCCAGGTCCCCAGACGGGTACGCGGCCGGGCGGTGCCTCCCCGGAACGCCCCCGTGTGCCCAACCTCGCCGGGGGCGTTCCCCTTTTCAGCGATCCCGCAGCCTCTTCACAGAATGCGACGGAGCGGGACAGGATAGTGACGTGCGCCGCGCCCGGACCCGCGCGGCATCCCCGCTGCACCACTCACGAGAGGACTGCCAGGGCCATGGCCGCCACGCGCCCCGAGAGGCACGACCACCGCGAGACGGATACGACGAGACCGAACGTGGCGCGCATATACAACTACCTCGCCGGGGGGTCCACGCACTTCGCGGCCGACCGGCGCGCGGCCGAGCTGATCCGCGAGGCCAACCCCGACGTGACCGCCGTCGCGAGGGACAACAAGGCGTGGACGGCACGGGCGGTCCGGTGGGCAGCGCACCAGGGGATCGCGCAGGTCCTCGACCTCGGCGCGGGACTTCCGCTGGACCCGATGCCGCACCAGGTCGCCCGCGAGGTCATCCCGTCGGCGCTGACCGCCTACGTCGACAACGACCCGGTGGCCGCCGAGCACCTGGCCGCCCTCGCCGCCGAGGAGGGGCCGGCGGTCGCGGCCGTCGACGCGGACCTGACCGGCACCGGGGCCGTGCTCGCGCTGGCCGGGGAGACCCTCGATTTCAGCGAGCCGGCGTGCGTGCTCATCGCGTCCGTCCTGCACTTCATGAGCCCCGCGGAGGCACGGCGGATCGTCAGCGCCTACGCCGCTGCCGTGGCTCCCGGATCGTGCATCGCGCTGTCGGCCGGGTACGCCCGCGACGCGGCGCGGATTCCCCGGCTCCGGGAAACCTACGAGGCGGCGCAGGTGCACAACCACTCGCCGCAGGCCCTGGCGTCGTTCCTGGCCGGCCTGGACATCGTTCCCCCCGGAGTGGTCCCGGCACGCCGCTGGCGGGGCGACTGGGGGCCGTCAGCGCCCGCGCCCGCGGCCGTGATGGAGGTGCTGGCCGCGGTGGCGGTCAAGCGCCGCTAGGCGGCGTGGCGGGGGCGCCTGCGGTGCGCCCCGCGGACGGCCCGGACAGGGACCGTCGCCGAAGCGCTGGCCGCAGGCGACGGGGATGCGGCCGCCGTGACGACGGCGGACGGGACCGGGGAGGCGCTGACGCGGACACTGGCGGACGCCCGGACCGGCAGCGGGGGCGCGACGGGAGCCGCCACGGTGGCCTTGGCCTTGACCGCCGCGGGCGTTGCTTTCGCCGGCGCGCACACGGAGACCGCGTGAGCATCCTCGTGCTGCCGCGGCGTGAGCACGGCGGGATCTCCCGGCGCGGGAGCCGTCGCGGCCGCGACGATGACGGCGCGGGCAGGCTCCGGGGAGTGGCCCGGAGCGCTCAGCCACACCAGTCCGGGCACGGCGAGCCCGGCGACGCCGACAGCGACCCCGGTCATCGCGGCCGGGCCCGCGTGGGCGGCATGGACCGCGGCGCGGCGCGCGGCGAGAGCCGCGGCGGGGATGACGACCGCGGAGAGCAGCCGCAGGTCCGGGCGCTGCGGTTCTGCGGCATGGCGGGGACGCCTGCCGGCCGGCGCGGCGGGGGCCTGCCGGGCCCGCTGATCGGCGTAGTCGACGCCCATGTCGAACGCCTCAGCGGCGACCTCGGATACCCCGCCGAAGGCCCGGATGCCCATGGTGAGCCGCTCCAGTGCCGCCGCCGTGTCGGCGAGCTGCCCGGCGGCGGTCAGGCGGGGGCCGCCCTCGCAGGCCGCGAACGCCGTCTCGGCGCGCTCGAGCGCGGCGCGGTTGCGCTCGAGCGCGGCCATGATCTGCCGCATGAGCCGTTCCTGCGCGTAACGGCCGGTCTCTTCCTCGGGTCCGGGCACCGCAGGCCGCGATCGTCCCGTCATAGGTCCCCCCCTCAGGTACCCCCGCGCCCCGCGGTGCCGCTCCCTCCGGGGCGGCTGGTGCGGCGCGGTTGTGCAGTTGCCTGCCTGTCAGTCGCGCATCATTGCCTGATTGTTCACGTGTTTTGCCCCATCGTTACATTGCCGCCGGCTAACTGGGCACGGCGGCGCGCGCGGGTGTCGTGAGCCGCGACCCGCGCCCTGAAGTTCGCGATCTCCGCCGCCTTCCTGCCGGAGTCCCACTGCTGGCGCAGGATGACGGATTCGACGGAGTCCGCGGGCGTGAACGTCCCGGCGTCGATTGCCGCGGCGATGATGTCCGCGTCGGTGCGGAGCGCGGCATCGGTGGCGTCGACGAGGTAGAGACGCACGTCGGAGGGATCGTCCGGTCTCGGTGGCGGCTCCGGCTCGGCCGCGGGCTCGCGGCGCAGGATCTCCCGCAGCACCTCCGCGGCGTCCCGGCGCTGGCCCTCGGTTTCGAGCTGCTCGGGGGTGATGCCGAGGTGGCGGGCGACGCGGGCCAGCGTTCCCGGTTTCGCGTGGACCACCTTGGCGACGTCGCCGCGTGTCTCGTACCCGCCGGCGATCTGGGACAGGCGCGCCTTGCTGATGCCCGCTCTCGCGGCGGCCTCTCTGGCCGTGAAGCCTGCGGCGTCCAGTGCCACGCGGATGAGCGCGGCCTCAGGCGGCGGCGGCGGTTTTTCCATGGCCTGCTTGACTTCCCATCGCTAACTGTCCGAACTAGGTCCGAACGCTACTACCTTCGCCCCCCGATATCCAGTTACCCGCGCGTTACGAGAAAACTGAACGAAACATCTTGCGTTCGGACTCAGTTATGGCTACTTTGATCAGCATGAGCGATCACCCCGAGAGCGTCAAGACCGCGGCACCCCGGGAACTCAGCCAGGATCCCACCCGGCTGATCCGCCGGCGCTTCGAAGCGGGAATGACCCTCCGTCAGGCAGCGGCGAAGGCCGGATGTTCCTACAGTCACCTCTCTGAGCTCGAACGCGGCACCCACTCGGCGCGCGTCACGACACTGGTCACCCTCGCCGGCACGTACGGCTGCAAGGTCGCCGACCTGATGCCGGTGGCCGCGTGAGCGACCGCACCTGGCAGGACATGCCCGGCTGGCTCCAGTTCGAGGTCCGCCTGCACCGCGCCCGCGCGGTCGCGGCCGGGCTGGACGAGACGGCCGAGGACGCCGTCGCCGCCATCACGGGCAAGGTGCTCGCCGACGACCCCGAGTTCGCCCGCCTCCTCGTCGCCCGCTTCGTCCGCTCCCTCGTCCGCGCCGCCCCGGCCGCCGGGAAGAGGCCGGCGACCGAGAAGCAGGAGAAGAAGGCCCGCGAGCGCAGGCGGCTCGCGCAGGAGTGCGCCGCCCTCGCTGACGGCGGCATGACGCTCCGCGAGATCGGGCGGGCGAAGGGCATCAGCCACCAGACGGCCGCGAATCTCATCAGCGAATGGCTGATGTCGGTCGACTCGACCATCTCCCGTCAAGACTCCCCGTCAAAATCCGCCACGGATTTGACGGCGGATTTTGACACGAACGTCGTCCCCCTCCGGAGGCCCGCATGAAGACCCCGCCATGGCTCGCGACCGCGATCGCCGGGAACGGCGCCGCAGTCCTCGGCGGCCAGAAGACCCGCGCCGAGGCCGACGCCGACGTGATCAAGACGGTGAACGACCACCCCGGGTACCTCGCCGACCTCGGTGCCACGGAGGCCCTCCGCCTGCTCAGCAGGTGGGTCGCCGAGCACACCAGCGGCGGCGACCTCTTCCAGGCGCAGATGTTCCCCGACCTCCCCGCCACCCTCCGGGTCACCCCGAAGAAGGCGTCCGAGGTCGCGTCGATGACCGCGCACGACCTCGACAGCGCCCGGAACATCCTCTGGGCGCGCACCGAGAACCAGATGAACGGGGCACGGGAAGCAGCCGAGCGGGAGCGGGCTGCATTCCTGGCCTTCTATGACAAGGTCCGCCCGCTGCTCGCGGACGGCAAGACGGTCGGCGAGGTCCTCCCCGGGCTGGCCGCTAAGGACGCCGGCGCGGAGAGCGCCGCCTAACGAATTAAAGCCGGGACGAGTGACCGTCCCGGCACCGGACACACCGGCAAACCCACGATAACTGACTGATTGAAAGGACACACCGGGATGACGACTACTCCCACGTCAGCGGCTTGCGCTGACACCCTCGCCGACGACGTGCGCCGCTTCGCCGATTTCGTCGCCGCCCACGATCACGACGAGGACATCGTGATCCAGAAGCGGGTACCCGGCTCCACGGTCGCCGAGCGGCTGGAGCGGCTCCGGCTGATCGCCGAGGACTGGGGCGTGCGGACCGGCCGTGACGGCAACGGCGTGCAGATCGCGGAGAGGCGGTTCGGGCACGTCCGCTACGTCGCCTGCGTCGACCCGTACGTCACCGAGCGGGCCGCGGGGACGCTGGAGGCACAGCGGGAGATCGCTGACGAGCGGGCGCGCATCGCGGCGCTGAAGGCGGCTGCGGCATGAACACTCCGTTCAGCAGGCGCGGCAGGCACGTCGCAGGCCCCGGCAAGCCTGACGGGCACCGGGAGCACCCCGCGGACGAGATGCCGCTCCCGGCCCCCCCTGCCGAAGAGGAAACCCCGTCCGGGCAGCTCAACGCGGCGATGACGGCAGACCTTCCCGGTGCCCCGGAGCTGCCGCGCCGCGTGACCCCGGTGTACCTGTCGACCATCGGCCCGGACGGGTCGCTGGGGGCGCGGATGCCGCTGGCCGGCGCCATGAAGGGCGTGATCCGGACCTGCCCGGACGGCTCTGTCGTGGCCGGCGTGATCCTCGGGCAGAACAAGAACCTGCGCTACGTCGTGGAGTACAGCACGGACGCGCAGCTTGACGCGGCCCTCGCGGCGCTGATGCAGGCGAGGGATGCCCGCGCCGGCGAACTGGCGCTGAGTGCGGAGGCGGCGGAGTTCACGCCGACGGGCCGCACCGTCGAGGTTGACGGCCTCGCCGACGCCGGGGAGGTGCACGGGTGAACGTCATGACCGGGCTGCCGCTGAAGGCCAGGATGCTCGCCCTCATCGATGACGCGATCGCCGGGCGCGAGCCGGACACCTACGGCTGCGCCGGCTGCCGCGACGCCGCCGGGGACCGGTGCGAGGGCCACGGCAATGACGCCGCCGACACGGCGGCCTACCAGGAGATGCGCCGCGCGGTCGAGGCCGCGCAGGACGCCGGGGAGATCATCGCGGCCCTCGGGCTGCGGGCAGGGGGGACGGAATGAGCGAGACGACTGTGCCGGGAAGCCTGTTCGAGGCGCTGGCCGCCCTTCAGACCCGGCTGCCGAAGATCGGCAAGGGCGAGACGGCCAAGGTTCCCGGCAAGGACGGGAAGCAGGGTTACACCTACAAGTACGCCGACCTGGCCGACGTGAGCGCGGAAGTGCTGCCCCTCATGGGGGCGCTCGGGCTGTCGTTCACGTCCCGCCCGACGCTGATCGACGGGCAGTTCGTTCTCGCCTACTCGCTGATGCACGTGGCGGGCGAGCGCGAGGACGGCATGTACCCGCTGCCATCAGGCGGCTCGCCGCAGCAGATCGGCTCCGCGATCACGTACGCGCGCCGGTACTGCCTGTGCGCCGTGACCGGCGTGGCGCCGGACAGCGACGACGACGACGCGGCCGCCGCCGAGGACCGGCACCAGCGATCGGCGGGCGACGTGTTCGATAACGCGGTCCCGGCACAGCGCCCGGCGAACGGCCGCGGCCCGCGTTCAGGGCGCGCCTCCGCCGAGGCGCCACAGGAGACGCAGGCCGCCGCCGATCAGGGATGGCTTGACGACGCGCTCGCCCGTGCCGCGAGCATCCCCGACGCCCAAGGCTGCCGGGCGCTCTGGAAGGAATCCGCCGAGAAGGCCCACGCGGGGCAGTGCACGAAGGACGACGCCCTGCGCGTCCAGGAGATCCTCCGGGCGCGCATCGAGGACCTCGGGCGCGCCGCGCAGCAGAGGGCCGCCGTACTGGATCCGGAGGACCCGTGGTCGGCGAAGGTCGAGGGACTCGCAGGCGACGAGGAAGCAGCAGCCGCAGTCGCGGAACTGAGGGAGCTGTTCCAGGGCGGCCAGATGGACGCCGCCCGCGCGGACCGCATCTTCGCCGCGATCCGCGCCCGCTTCCCGCAGGCCGCAGACGAGGCGAGGAAGGCGGCGTGACCGAGATGACACCCCGCCAGCACGCGCTGAGGGTCGCCGCCCTGGAGGCCCTCGGCAAGGCGGTGGAAGCCGAGTACGCGAAGGCGCGCAAGGCCGCCGAGCCGGTGTTCCGGGTGGTCCGCACCGTGGACGGCCACCCGCAGCAGGCGGTCACCCTCCCGGACGGATCGGAGATCGGCATGATCTCCATCAAGGACGGCTCGGAGTCCGTGACCGTTGCCGAGAGCACGCTGATGGCATGGTTCCGGGAGCACAACCCGGAGGCGATCGAGGAGTACGTGATCACGTCCGCGTGGTCGGACGCGGAGATCATCGCCATGGTCAAGGCATGCTTCCCTGGCACCGTCCGGGAGCGGATCCGCCCGGCGAACCGCGAGGCGCTGCTGAAAGAGCTGATCGACAGCGGCGGCAAGCTCATCGACGAGGAAACCGGGGACACCCTGCTCGCCGAGATCGAGCACCACAGGCCGACCGGGTCGTTCGCCTTCAACGGGCGCGGGGCGAAGGAGCGCCGCGAGCAGATCATGGCCGCGTGGCAGGCCGGTGAGCTGGCGGGCATCGAGCTGGGGGCGCTCGCCCTCCCGGCCGCCGGTGACGAGGCGGACGACCGGGAGCCGGAGACGGGAGCGCGGGAATGATGAGCGCGCCCGGTCTCGGCGACATCGCCGCCCGGCTCTCCGACCTGTCCCGGCAACTCGACAAGGCCACCAGCGGCGCCGACGTGCTCGACCGCAAGGCGGTCACGACGCGGCACGCCTACGAACTCGCCTACTCGCGGGCGTTCCTGTCCGCCGAAGGCGCGATGGACGTCCGCAAGCACAAGGCGGTCCTGGCGACGGCGACGGAGAAGCTCGACGCGGAGATCGCCGAGCAGGTGCTCCGGGCCTGCCGCGGGCGTATCGCCACCATCAAGGTCCAGATCGAGACAGGCCGGTCCCTCAGCGCCGCGATGCGCGCTGAGGTGTCGCTGGCCGGGAGCGGGATCATGCCATGACGCGCCTCTGCTTCATCGACACCGAGACGACCAGTCTCCGTCCCGATCGCCGCGCCTGGGAAGTGGGTCTCATCGTCCGCGACGGGCGCGGGGCCGGCGAGGAGTACCGCTGGTTCGTTCGCGCCGGTGACCTCGACCTGGGCAACGCGGAGCCGTCCGCGCTGAAGGTCGGCCGGTTCTATGAGCGCCACCCGGACTACTCCGCTGCCGCCGCGTCGCAAGGCTGCGTGCCCGAGGAGTATGTCCTCACGCAGGTCGAGCAGCTCACCCGCGGCGCGCACCTCGCCGGCGCGGTCGTGAGCTTCGACGCCGGCGTGCTCGGCACGAGGATGCGGGCGCACGGCATCCTCCCGTCGTGGCATTACCACCTGATCGACGTGGAGGCGCTGGCAGCCGGGTGGCTGCACCGCAACGCCGCCGTGCTGGAGAACCGCCAGGCGACCCTTGAAGAGGGGAGCTGGCAGCGGCACCTGGCTACGCCGCCGTGGAGTTCGGACGAGCTGTCAGCCGCTCTCGGCGTGACGGTCAGCGACGAGGACCGTCATACCGCGCTCGGTGACGCGAAGTGGGCGATGGCGCTCTATGACGCGGTGACGGGGCGTGCGGCGTGAAGCGGTCAGGCGAGCCTTCCCGCGTGACCCCGCCGGCACGCCGGGCGCCGATGGCCCCGGGCGGGCCGCTGGCGGGGAACGCCCTCCCGGCGCGCAGGACGCCGCTGAGGGCACGCAGGCCCGCGGGGAGGTCCCGCAGGCCCCCCGGCGAGTTCACGCCCCGCGTGAAGCTCCTGGTGCGCGCCAGGGCGGGTCGCGGGGATCCCTGTGAGGCCGTGTGCGAGTCGTGCGGGGTGTTCCTCGGGATCGGCGGCGGTGAGTTCCAGCGCAGGGCCGCGCGAGGTGCCGGGGGTTCCCGTGACTCGGTGATCAACGGGGCGGCGAACTGCGTGCTGCTCTGCCCGTCTTGCCACCGCCGCGCCGAGACGCGCGACCGCGAGATGGGGACGGGAGCGCAGGGGTTCTGGATCGGGCACGGGTCCACGCCCGAGTTCGACCCGCGGCTCGTCCCGGTCCTGCTCTATGCGAACGGGTCCTCGGGGATCCCGGTGTGGCTGCCTGAGGACGGCGGCGAGTACCTGTACGAGCGACCTGAGGGGATAGCGGCATGAATATCGCTCTTTACATCATCGCCGGGTGGAACGTGCTCGGCGCGGTGACGGCCATCGGGTCTGTCGGCAAGCAGCGCAAGCCCACATCGCACGGGGCGGCGACAGTAATCACGGTCCTGTGCGCCGTGTGCGCCATAGTGCTGGTCCTTGCCGCCAGGAGGCTCGGGTGAGCGCCCGGTTCCGTGCCCTCGCTCTGCGGCTCGCCGGGGTGCGCCCCGTGCCGCAACTGCCGGCCGCGCGGCACCGGGAGGTCACGCTCCTGGCCGTCCCTGCGCCCCGGCCCGTCCGGCGCGTTCCGCCGCCCGTGGCGTCGTACGCCACGCTCGACCCGGTTCCGCCGCTCGCCGCTGACGGGTTCACGAACTTCGGGGATGAGCTTGTGTTCGGCCCCGGCCGTCACCGGCTCGCGCAGCCCGAGGCGGAGAACCGGCTCATGGCAGACCTCCGCAGGGACGGAGGCGCGCGGTGACCGCGAAGACCGCCCCGCCCCCGCCGCGAGTCCTGGTCTCTGCGTCCGGTGTCCGCCAGATCCCCCGGCTGTGCCCCTGTGACTGGGAGCTGAGATTCGAGGACGGGAAGGCCGCCGGGTGGGTGCTGGCGGCACGTAACCCGCACTGCGGGATGCACCAGGAGGAGAGAACGTGAGCACCGAGGAGAACTTCCCCGTGGTCACCCTGCACACGGGCGCCACGGTCCCGGAGTCCGTCGTGCGGACCACCGGGTTGACCCTGGAACTGCTGGAGCGGGTCAACCCGACCGCGCTGTACGAACTTGTCCGGCTCGCGAAGGACCCGTGTCACGAGCTGTTCGGGAACACGGGGGGGGGTCCTGGCCGGACTCGGGCTAGCAGAGTCAGACGGCTCACTGGCCTCGACTACGCGGGACGTGATCCTCGCGTCGCCGTACGCGGAACTGGGGGATGAGCTGTGAACGACGAATCACCAGCGGAGACGATCCGCCGCGCCGCGCAACTCATGCGGGAGCGCGCCGAGGCGATGCCTCCTGGTCTGTGGCGCGCGGAAGGCCGCGACGTCACCGCCACCCAGGATTACGAGGGTGACGAGCCGGACTGGGATTGCGCGTTCAACGTCGCCGTGTGCCGTCGTCAGGACGAGGCGCAGCACGTCGCCGCGATGCACAACGCAGCGCGGGACATTGCGGGCTGGCTTGAGCGTGAAGCCGCGCTTATAGACGCACCGGGCGGAGCGGCGGCGGAGCGGTACCCGCTGGCCGCCGCACGCGCTTACCTCGGGGAGCCGTCATGACGGAGCCGTGGAGCTACACCGACGAGGACGGCGTGACGCTGGCGCTGATCCCGTGCGGGGAGCGGCACGCCGAGCTGCGCGTCAGCACCGACACCCTGGCTGCCGGGGTCTGCGTAGGACCGGGACGGCCGGCGGAACTCGTCACCGAGCTGTACAAGGCGTCGGGGCAGCGCCCCCCGGTGATCCTGGACCGCCCCGGTGATCCCGCCGCCGAGATCTGCTTCTTCGCGGCAGGTGCTGACCTGAGGTTCTTCGCCGAGGGCGGCCGCATCGAGGTCCGGAACAAGACCGGAGGGGGCGTGTCCGGGCAGGCGTTCCCCGTTGCCGGGATCCGTGACCTGGCGGCACGGCTGGCGGTCCTCTGCGATGAGGCGGAGGACGAGCCGGATCCTGCCGAGGTTGACGACCTGGCGGCCGTGCTCATGGAGCCCGGCGTGATGGGCCTGGATGGCGCGAGGCCGCTGGCCCGCCGGATCCTCGCCGCCGGGTACACGCGGGAGGCCGGGTCGTGACCGTCACCCGCCGTCGCCCCGTCTCGTTCCTGGCCGAGGTGGGACAGCCCGTCAACGGCGCTCCCGTCCCCCGGTACTACCAGCACGCCGATCACATGGAGGAACCCGAGGCGGTCGTCGCCAGGGTCACCGCGCAGGTACTGGCCCGTCACCCGGAACTGGCCGCCGCCATACCGGGACCTCCCCCTCCGCTGCCGTGCGACGCAGACCTCGGGGCGCTCCGCAAGCGGTGCCGCATCTCCGTCGCCGCGATCGCTGCGGCCTGCGGGACCGGGGCAGCGGAGGTCCTGTCATGGGAGAGGCGCAGGACCGTGCCGGGGGGCGACGCCGGGGACGAATACGCGCGCCTCGTCGCCGAGATGATCGCGATGGACGAGGAACGGGAGGCCCGGTCGTGAAGATGACCGTAGCCCAGATCCGCGCGGCGGTCGCCGAGGAGATCGCGACCGCGATCGAGCAGTCAGTACCCGAGCCGTCCGGCTGCGACCGGAGCCCGTGCCCGGAGTGCTGCCGTTACGACCAGGCGCGGCTTGACGCTGCCACGGCACGCAGGACCGGGGCGTCACGTGAACGACCCTGATATCCGGCGGCGCGTCGGCGCCAAGGTCCGCGAAGCCAGGAAGGCGCTCGGGCTGAGTCAGGGAGACCTCGCGTCCAGGATCGGCGTGACCCGCACCTCCATCGCGAACATCGAGGCCGGGCGCCAGAGCATTTCGATGGCCAGGCTTCTGGCGCTCATGTCGGTGCTGAACGTCAACCTCGCCGCGCTGATCGAGCCGGGAGACCTGCCGAGCGCGCCCCCGGTACCGCACAGCGTCGTGATCAAGCAGGTCTATGAGGTGACCTGCACGACGTGCGGAGACACCGTCATCGACGTGACGGAGAAGCGCGGCGCCGCGAACCAGGCCCGGCATGACCACATCGAGCGCATGCAGCAGGGGGGATCGTGAGCTACGACCACCTCCCGCAGGCCGCCAGGGTGCACCAGGCGTTCGGCGCGCGCGTCCGCCGGCACCGGGAACGGCACGGGTGGAGCGCCCGCGAGCTTGCCCTGCGAGCCGGGATGTCGGCGAACACCATCCCCCGCATCGAGGCGGGGAACGGTACCCCCCTCGGCTACGCCGTAGTGATCTGCGAGACCCTCGGCGTGCCGCTGGCCGAGATGACCGGGCCGGTGGAGTGCGCCCGGTGCGACGGAGCACCGCCCGCCGGTTTCCGGTGCACGGCATGCGGCACCGACGGGGAGATACCGTGACGGACATCCGCCCCCCGATCCCGCTGAGCCTCGCGCACCGCCCGGTCGCCGGGGGACTCGCGCTGCCGTGGGTGAACGCCGAGCTGGCAGGCGGCGGCGTCGACTTCCGGTCACCGCACACCGCGCGGTACGAGCGGGCATGGAAGGAATGCCTCTGCCAGTCCTGCGGGAACCCGGCCGCGCCCCGCGCGGTCCTCGTCTGCGGCCCCCGGCAGCTCCTCACCCTTCACTTCGACGAGCCTCCCGCCTGCCCGCCGTGCGCCGCCTACGCCGGACAGGCGTGCCCGTTCGTGTCGGGCCGCTCCGTCACCTACCCGGACCGCCTGAGGATCACCGAGGGGCACCGGGGAGAGAAGTGCCCCGACCCGTCGTGCGGGTGCGGCGGATGGACCGCGACCGACCCAGGGAACAGCGCGGACATGGGCGGCCAGCCGAACCTTCCCTGGTACGCATGCTGGATCAGGCCCCGCGATTACGTGCTCACCGCCCACATCGCGACCGTCCGGTGCTCCGATCTGGACTGCGAGCACCAGCGGACGCTGATCAACGGGGCGGAGCTGACCCGGCTTCCGGCGAAAGTCCAGCTCATGTCCGAGCCGGGGAAGGCGGCGGAACGGCGGACGCTGGCCCCCGCTGAGGCACTGGAGCATGCTGCTGCCGCGATCACTTCGGCAGGCGTGAGGGTTGCCGAACGGTCGCCGTTGTGGGGTGCGCCCGCGGGGACCGCCGCCGTGCTGGCGGCGTCGCCGGCACGCGCCCCGGCTGTCGCGCCCCGCAAGCGGCGGGAGCCGCAGACGGCAACGGAACTCCGGCGCGCCATCGCGGAACTGGAGGCACGGCGGGCGTCGCTGCTGGACAGTGCCGAAGGGGAGACGCCGTGACGCGCCGCCAGTTCGCCCGCGAAGGCCGAGGCTTCTTCGCCATCGGCATCTACCACCCCAAGTCCGAGGTCAACACCGGGTCGCTGTGGCGCTCCGCCTCCCTGTTCGGTGCCGCTTTCGTCTTCACGGTCGGGCGCCGCTACAAGCGCCAGGCCAGCGACACGCCCGGCACGCCGTCCCATACCCCGCTGCTGCATTTCGCGGACCTGGACGACCTCGTGGAGCACCTGCCGCATAGCTGCCCGCTGGTCGGCGCCGAACTGGACCCGGGGGCATCGGAGCTGTCACGGTTCACCCACCCGGAGCGCGCCGCCTACCTTCTCGGTGCCGAGGATCACGGGCTGCCGCGAGCGGTACTGGACCGCTGCCACCGGCTGGTGCAGATCGAGACGGCACGCCCGGAGTCCATGAACGTGGCTTGCGCCGGGACGGTGCTGCTCCATCACCGCCATGTCGCGGCGAAGGCGGTGTGCCCGTGATCCGCTGGGACTTGATGCCTGAGCCTCCCGCGTCCCGTGACGCGGCGGCGGTCACCGTCCTCGCGGTGCTGGCCCTGGCCGGTGCCTGCGTGGTCATCGCCGCTATCGGGCTGGGCTGCTTCTGGATTTCGGGTGTGCTCGCATGACGCGCGCCCGTGCAGTCCCGGACGCGGGATCACCTCCCCGCGTCCGGGGCACCCTCCGAGCCCCCTGCGGTGCGCCGGACCCGAGTGCACCGCAGGGCCGGGGAGATGAGCGGCCCCTCGTCACCGCCCTGTGGCGCGAAGCCGGGGGCGCCACGAGCGGGTTCGACCCGGCGCGGTTCGCCGTGTCGCTCCAGCGTCCGGAGGGCTGGAGGGCCGCCGACGTGTGCGCGTCCGGCTGCTGGGACCGTCCGCCGCACCTGTGCTGGTTCTCGGCGCTCGGTGCGGTGGTCCGGGCGCAGCGGGAACGGCGCAGGCCCGTCAGGGCGGCTGAGGGTGATGCCCTGTTCGGCGCGGAGGCTGCCTCGTGAGGCCCCTGGACGGCGCGTGCCCGCTCTCCCTCACCGCGGCGGAGAACATGCGGCGGCTGCGGTCGCAGCGGGGCCTGGGTCAGCTCACGGTCGCCCTGGACGCGGGGATCTCGCAGGCCGCCTTGTGCCTCATCGAGACGGGGCAGCGGAATCTCACGCTGCCCGTGCTGGCGGAGATCGCGCGGGCGCTCGGCACCGAGCCGCACGAGCTGCTGAGGCCCGGTGACCGCGCGTGAGCGAGACGGGAGAGCTGCTCGCCAACGCGGACGTGATAGGGGCCGCGGGCATCACCTACCGCCAGCTTCACCACTGGACGGTACAGGGGTACCTGGTGCCTGCGGGCGGGACGGGGAAAGGCTCCGGGTATGCCCGCGAGTGGACGCGGGGGGAGCTTGCCGTGGCGTGCCTGATGGGCAGGTTGACTGCTGCGGGGCTGCCCCCCGCGATCGCCGCGCGGGTGGCCCGGTGCGGGCAGGAACGGTGCGAGATAGCGCCCGGTGTCACGGTCGAGGTCACGGGGGCAGCGGGGTGAGGCGGGGAGGGTCAGGAGCCGTCCGGGGGCCGGGTGCCGCCGGACGGCTCCGGCGCGGCCGGACCCTGGCAGCCCTGCGCGATCCGGTCGCGGGTCTTGGTCGCCATCTGCTGCAAGGTCGCCTCGACGGCGGCGGGCCGCGTGCGTGTCGGCTTGCGCGGCGGCTTGCCGCCGAACGCGGGGGATGTGCGGCGGCTGATCGTTCCCCGGTCGAGGTACTTGCCGATCAGCGTCTCAAGGTCGCCGACGCCGAATTCGGGCCGTTCGCGGCGGTGCTGGATGAGCAGGTCGATGACGTGCTCATGGTCGGCGTCGGCCTGCGCGCGGCTTGCACGCGCTGCCGCCACGGCGGCCAGCAGTTCTTCGGTTACGTCACCCATGCTCCCATCTTCGGTGACCTGGCATCACGTTGCCAAGTCATGCCGGGCTATCACCTTAGACAGGTTAGCATGACGGCTGGACACGAGTCATTAACATGCGCTAGCGTCATGCTTAGATTGACCGACCCACACGAAGGCCCGAACCAAAGGTGACTAGTGCTCATCGCGCAAGGCGCAGGAACCCGGTTAGCGCATGGCGACCCGCTCAGGAACCACGCGCCCGGCTCCGCCTCGTCCCGCCGTGGCGGGAGGCTGACATGGGCATCCGGCTCGTAATGGAAGCCGCCGGCCGCGCCCCCGCCGAACTGACCTGGCGGGAGCGGTACGTACTGCTCGTCCTCGCAGCGTCCGCCATCGATGACTCGCGTGAGTGCCCCGCAGGCATCGAGGACAAGCCAGAGATCGTCACGCGCCTGCGCCTGTCCAGGACGCAGCGCTACGCGGTCATCGCGGCTTTGTGCGACAAGGGCGTCCTGCTGCGCATGGAGCGCGGCAGGAACGGGGTGAAGGCGTCCTACGCCATCGCCCCCTTCGTCAAGATCCCCGGACTGGGAGGGCCTGGAGACCCAGACCTCACAGCCGGGCAAAACGGGGCGAAGAGGCCCGGAGATCCAGACTCTTCGCCTGTGGATAACCCCGTGAAGCGTCCCTTGAACCGGGACCCTTCAGAGCCCGTGAAGGGTCCCGGTTCTGAAAACGAAGCGTCCCTTGTTCCGGGACTCAAGGGTCCCGGTTTCAGGGACGCTTCAGAGCCGGACACTGTCCTTAGGGGATTTAGGGATTTTAAAACCGGAGGGGGAACCCCCTACCCCCTCGCGCCGCAACACCCGGACCCGTCCGCGCTGCCTGACGTCCCCGAGGGGGAACATCCCGATGGCGAAAAACCCGCAAACGGACGAAACACGCATTCCATCGCTGCCGAGATCTGCGCCACGCGGCCCGACTGGTCCGCGAGGTCCGTCGCCCGCGCCCTGGAAAACCCCTCCGTGGCCGACCGGGACTGGGCCATTGCCTGCGAGGCCATCCGGATCCTCGCCGCCGACCCGGCGACGAAACACCCCGGACGGCTCCCGCACGACGGCCCCTGGTGGCCCGAAGCCGAGCGCAAGACGCGCGCCGCCAGAGCGCGCCTCGCGCCGGAAGGCGTCCACGAGTTCCGGGCAGGCCCGGATCCCGCGTACTGCCGGGACTGCAACACGCTCAAGGCCAACTGGCGTCACCCGGAAGCGAGGTCGGCATGACCGCCCAGCCAGGAACCGGCGTCATCGCCTGCCCGGACTGCGGGCATGACGTGCTGTACGCGCTCATGCCGTCCGGCGCGGCAATCGCCCTGACCCCCGACGAGTCCGGGACGTTCGCCGGCCGCGAGGACGAGCACGGCACCGCCCGCTGCCGCCCCGCTCCCGCTGACGGGCGCCTCTGCATCGGGGAGTTCCTGTTCGCCGCCCACTCGGCGTCATGCTCCCCGGCGCTAGCCGAGGTGATCCCTATCCAGCGCGGACGGACCCGGCGAGACGAGACGTCGAAGAGGTACGCGTGAGCGACATGGACACCGCCCGGTCGGTCATCTGCCGGATCGCCACCCAGCGCGGGCTCAAGCCGCCCTGGCCCGACCCTCAGGTGACGCTGCCGGACTGGCTCGCCTGCGAGGACATGGGCGGCTGGGGCGCGGAGGAACTCGGCGCGATGCGCGAGCGGCTCCTCGACGCCGAATCGGGCAGGCGCGCGGCACAAGGCTCCTGGTACACCCCGGACGGGGTTGCCTTGCCGTTGAGCCGGATGAGCATCGACCTGGCCATCGACAAGATCATCAAGCCGCGGGAGCCGCACGAGGTACTGCGGGTGACCGCCTATGACCCGGCGTGCGGATGCGGCATCTACCTGGTCGCCGCCGCCCGGCATATCGCCTCTCGCTGGCTCGGCCTGATCGGCGCGGACCTCAGCGGCCGGGACCGTGAGCGCGGTATCGCCATGCTGCTGCCCGACGTGATGCGCGAGTGCGTCTACGGCGTCGACCGCGATCCCGTCGCCGTCGAGATCGCCAGGGCGGTCCTCTGGCTCGCCGTCGGTGGCGCGGAGCCGGTCACGTTCATGGACCGCAACGTCATCACCGGCAACACGCTTGACGGCGACGAGCCGCCCGCGCTGACCGCGAGGCACGGCACCGGCAACCGGAGGTGCGCCTGATGGATACCTCCCGGCAGAACGCCATCACCTCCTGTGGCCGCTGCGGCCAGCCCGAGGACGCCCACAAGCACAAGACGGGCACCGACCCGGAGGACATCGAGACCATGTCCGTCCTCGGGGGCCCGTGCTCGGCGTTCGTCGTGTCGGACGCGGCGGTGATCTACCTCAAGCACCTGGCGATCACTGACAACCGGGCACCGCGGCGCAGGCCCGGAGGTCCGATCCCGAAGCGCGGGCAGATCTGCGGGCGGTGCGGCCACCGGGGCCATCCGAAGGAGAAGTGCCCGCTGTGACCGACGCCGACCCGGGCGAGATCCACGCCCCTCCTGTCCATGTCCTCCTGGACGTGGCGTGCTGCATGCGCCCCTGCTGGGACCGGGACGAACTGGAGCGGGCCATCATCGCTGCGACCAATGCCACCTGGCACCCGCTGGACGTCACCGCCGAGGTGTGGCGGCTCATCCATGACCCGGACGGTGAGCCTGCGGACCTGAGGAACGCGGCCCGCAGGCCGGTACTGCGGCCCGCGACGGGGGCGGAAGTCGCCGCGCGGGGGAAAGCCGCGGTGCTCGCCGCGATCGAGGAGGCCCGGCACTCCGGGGAGATGCCCGTCCTCCGGGAGGGTCCCTGAGCGGCGCGGGAAGCGCCGCTGACGGAAGAACCAGTCAACGAGAGGAAACATACTCATGGGGCGCGACGACGACCCGTTCATGTACCCGAGAGAAGCCCGGCAGGGCTTTTTCCGCTGGCTCCCGACCGCCCTGCTGATCGGCGGCGCGTGCCTCGCCGTGATCGGCGTGCTCACGCTGGTCATGTGGCAGGCCGGCTGGTGGTTCGCCAGCCACGACGCCACCCGGCAGGCGCACGTCGTACAGAACAACTACGCGACGCAAGAGGGTTACATCACCGCCATCACTAATGATGTGGCCTCGCTCGACGGCGTGATCGCGGAGGAGTCCGGATCGCCGGACGCCGCCGCGCTCCGCGCCCAGGCCATCGGCATCGGCAACCAGGCGTCCCTGGAGGCCAGCTACCTGACGGGCAGCGTCCCGCTTGTCCCGTCGGTGAGGTCATGGATCGCCGCTAACTGCTCAGCGGGAGCGGTCAGCCTCGCGTCACCGATACGCACCGGGGGAAACTGATGAAGACGATCACGAGAACCATCACCGCCATCACCGCCATCGCCGCCGCCGTGTCCCTCGCGGTCGCGGTCACCGCATGCAACAGCGGGAGTAGCGCGCCGAACGGCAACGCGCTCACTAACCAGCAGCAGCAGAACGACGACACGCAGTTCGCCTACGTTCAGCCGCTGCCGTACTTTCCGTTCAGCCAGATCCGGCAAGACCTCATCGAGATCGAGGCCATCAACGCCCTCGGTATCGCCTCGACCACGTTCGACTTCGTGCCCGGCATCGGTGCCCCCGTTCTGTCGTGCCCGTCGATCGGGGTGCCGATCCCGGACACTGACAACCTGTCCAATCCGGTCGTCGCCCAGTGGAACAACGGCGGCACCAACGGCGAGGCTGGCGTCGGCGTCGGCCAGGAGGAACCGGAGGGCGTCTTCACCGGGGACACGACGGGTACCAGCGGCCTGCGCGTCAACAGCACTGGCGGCCAGTACCTCAACGACGACGAGGCGTACGACATCTCGGTGACCGCCCCCGCCTACTGGGACCAGACCATGAACGGCGGCCGGGGTGGCATTCACATCAACGGGACGCCCGTCATGCCGGTATGCAAGGTCAAGATTCTCAACGCCGCGAAGCAGCAGGCCGAGGAAGTCTGCACCAAGTAACCATCCCCGCGCCCGGCCACTGCATCCCTGGAGGACGACGCGGAGGCCCTGAACCCCGCCGAGTGGACGCGCCTCTACGACCTCGCCCTGGCAGCCGACGACGCCCGCCCGGCCGCCAGGCGCCCGTAACCACCCGTCCCGCGCCCCTGGCCGGAGGTAGCGGCCAGGGACACGGGCAACCGCAAGGAGATCACCAGAGTGAGCAGAAACTCCAGTTCATCCTCATCGTCTAGCGGCATCGGCTTCGCCGGACTGCTGACGATCGCATTCATCGTCCTCAAGCTGATCCATGAGATCCGCTGGTCGTGGTGGTGGGTCCTGTCGCCGCTGTGGATCGGCGCGGCACTGGCCGTCGTCATCGTCCTGCTGGTGCTCGGCTTCGCCGCGATCGTCGCGGTGGTGAAGCGATGAAAATGCGCACCAGCGTCAAGGGCGCCACGACCGACGACCTAGACGAGTACGCGGGCGCGGCGATCCGCGAGTCTCTCGCGAACGGCGCGGCCGGCATCCGCGACGTGATCATGACCAGCACCGACGACCTGCGGGATGTCGGCACCGAAGAGCATGTCACCATCACCGAGGACGACGGGACGGTCCTGTGGTCAGGATGGCTGGATAAGCACCTGACCGGACCCGCGCCCGACGCCGCCGAATCGGCAGCGGCCGGGATGCTCGCCGCCCTGTATGAGGGGACGGACGACTCTGCCGCCCGGTGGGCTGCCATCAATATCGCCGAGCAGGCCGGGGTCACGGCGCAGTCCGCGGGCCGGCCGCCGGGCGTCCCCGGCGATCCGGTGGAGGCCGCCCCCGGACTGGACGCCGCGATGGCCGAGACGCGCGAGCTCCGCTCCCTCCTCACCGAGGTCCTGGCGGACTTTGAGCACACCGTCCGCTATGACCTGACGCCCGCGATGCGCGCACGTTTCGCCGGGTGGCGCCAGCGCGCCGGGATCGGGGAAGCCTGATGGAGATCCGCAACCCTGACCTTCTCCGCGCCGCCGCCAAGGTGGCCGTCACGGAACGCCGGGCGGGTGCTGCGATGATCCAGCGGAAGGTCCGTGTAGGTTTCGCGGCTGCCGCCGGGCTGCTGGACCAGCTGGCCGCGCTGGGGATCGTCGGCGAGCGCGACCCGGAGGGGTGGCGTCACGCGATCGTCACCGCGGACGAGGCGCAGCGCATCCTTGAGCGCGCCGGGATCGGAGACGAGGCCGCCGCCCGCCGCCTTTCCCAGATGGTCCTGGAGATGCCGTCATGACCAGCCTCAAGCCCCCCTTTACATATTTCGGCGGCAAGCTGGCCATCGCGGAGAAGATCGCCGCGCTTCTCCCGCCGCATGAGCACTACGTGGAGCCGTTCGCCGGGAGCCTCGCGGTGCTGCTGGCCAAGAAACGGTCACCGATGGAAACCGTCAACGATCTCGACGGCAACCTGATGTGCTTCTGGCGGGTACTCCGCGACCGCCCGGGTGATCTGGAGCGGGTCTGCGCGCTGACCCCCCACTCGCGGGCCGAGCATGAGAACGCCCGCACCCTCGACGGAGATGATCTTGAGCGGGCGCGGAAGGTCTGGGTGCTGCTGACGCAGGGCCGCGCCGGCCACCTCCCGCCCGTGAGCAGCGGATGGCGGCACTACCAGGACCCGCGAGGGTCAGGCTCGTCATCGATGCCGGACTACCTCGGCTCGTACATCGGCCGCATGGGCGCCGCCGCCGAGCGGCTGCGGGCCGTCTCGCTGGAATGCCGTCCCGCTGCTGAGCTGATCGAACGCTACGGCCGCCACGGCGGTGTCCTGATCTACGCGGACCCGCCGTACCTCGCCTCGGTGCGAACCCTGAACAAGGGCCGGTGCCGGGGACCGGACTACGCCCATGAGCTGCGCACTGATGACGAGCACCGCGAGCTGGCCCGGTCGCTGCGCGACGCCCGGGCGGCAGTCGTCGTGCCCGGCTACGACAGCCCGCTTTACGGTGAGCTGTACGACGGGTGGCACCGCGCCGAGCTGGCGGGCGTGGCGGGCAACGGGACCAGCACGGCGCGTACCGAGGTCATCTGGTCCAACCGGCCGTTCCCCCAGGGGAGCCTGTTCGACCTGGAGTCAGCGTGAGCGCGGTCATCCTGCGCGGGGACGCCGCGCACCTGCCGATGGCGGACGCAAGCGTGGATTCTGTCGTCTGCGATCCTCCGTACGGCTTGGCCGAGTTGCCCACGGCCATGGTGCTCAAGGCGATCGCGGCGTGGATGGCGGGCGACCGGACCCACGTCCCGGACGGGCGCGGTTTCATGGGCCGCGAGTGGGACAAGTTCGTCCCGCCACCCGGTGTGTGGGACGAGTGCCTGCGGGTCCTCAAGCCTGGCGGCCACCTGCTCGCGTTCGCCGGCCCGCGCACCGTGGACCTGATGACGCTCTCGATCCGCATCGCCGGATTTGAGATCCGCGACAGCATTTCATGGGTATTTGGCCAAGGATTTCCGAAATCGCATGATGTGTCCAAGGCTATCGACCGGATGGCCGGCGCGGAACGCGAAATCACCGCGACGGGCACACCCCTCAAGCGGATGATCCCCGGCGCGACCCAGAACCGGACCGGACAGTGGGCCAAGGACGACGGGCGTGAGTTCGTTCCCGCGCAGACCGCGCCCGCCACCGAGGACGCTGCCCGCTGGGACGGATGGGGCACCGCACTCAAACCGGCTCACGAGCCGATCGTCGTGGCCCGTAAGCCTCTCGCCGGGAAGACCGTCGCGGCCAACGTCCTGGAGCACGGGACCGGCGCGCTCAACATCGACGGCTGCCGCGTCTCCGTCACGGATCCCGACTACGCCCGCAACGCATCCGGCGACCGGGGACACGACGAGAACCGGACCCGCGCGATGGACTTCGCCATGACCGCAGGAAAGGCACACGACGCGGGCCGCTGGCCGGGAAACATCCTGCTGAGCCACTCTCCGGGGTGCGAGATGACCGGGATGCGGCGGGTGCGCCCTGCCGCACATGGGCCATCGCGCGGAACAACTCCCCGCGCCGCCAGCGACGTCTACGGAACGATCAGTGACGACGCCCCAGGCTCCCATGCCGACGCTGATGGCATGGAGACCGTCGAGGCGTGGGACTGCGCAGACGGCTGCCCGGTAGCCGAGCTGGACCGGCAGAGCGGGGTGTCCACCTCCCAGGGCGGCCGGATGCGTCGCACCGCCCTCGGGGTCATGAACGACGATGGCTGGCAGCCGACCGGACAGGAAACCCTTCACTTCGGCGACACCGGAGGCGCGTCCCGCTTTTTCCCGGTGTTCCGCTACCAGGCGAAGGCCCCGGCATCCGAGCGTCCCCGCCTCGAGGACGGCACTGCTTGGCCGACCGTCAAGCCCGTCGAGCTGATGCGCTGGCTTGCCCGGCTGGTGACACCGCCCGGCGGCACGGTCCTCGATCCCTTCTGCGGTACCGGCACGACCGGTGAGGCCGCGATCCTGGAGGGCTTCGACGCAGTCTTGATCGACAAAGATCCGGACGCCCTGGCGCTCACCCGCGTCCGGCTGGCCAAGCCGGTACAGCCGGGCCTGTTCGGCCTGGAGGCGTCATGACCGGTACCCCGGACCCGGTCCGCCCCCCTCCCCCCGGGCTCCTGGTGGACTTCGCCTGCGCGATGCGCGCCGACTGGGACCCTGACGACCTCCGCAAGGCGATCACTGCCGCTGTCGGTGCCACCTGGCACCCGCTGGACGTCACCGCCGAGGTGTGGCGGCTCATCCATGACCCGGACGGTGAGCCTGCGGACCTGAGGAACGCGGCCCGCAGGCCGGTACT